GGTTGCGCCTTGAGCGCCTGTAGAACCCGTTGCACCTGTTGCGCCTGTTGCTCCGGTTGATCCGGTTGCACCTGTTGCGCCTTGAGCGCCTGTTGCGCCTTGAGCGCCTGTTGCACCTGTTGCACCTTGAGCGCCTGTAGAACCTGTTGCACCTGTTGCTCCGGTTGCGCCTGTTGATCCGGTTGCTCCGGTTGCGCCTTGAGCGCCTGTAGAACCCGTTGCACCTGTTGCGCCTGTTGCTCCGGTTGATCCGGTTGCACCTGTTGCGCCTTGAGCGCCTGTTGCGCCGGTTGCACCAGTTGCACCTGTTGATCCGGTTGCACCCGTTGCGCCTTGAGCGCCTGTTGATCCGGTTGCACCCGTTGCGCCGGTTGCACCTGTTGCACCTGTTGCGCCTTGAGCGCCTGTTGATCCGGTTGCTCCGGTTGCGCCTTGAGCGCCTGTAGAACCCGTTGCACCTGTTGCGCCTGTTGATCCGGTTGCGCCTGTTGCACCTGTTGCACCTCTTGCACCTGTTGCGCCGGTTGATCCGGTTGCACCTGTTGCGCCTGTTGATCCGGTTGCACCTGTTGCACCTGTTGCACCTCTTGCACCTGTTGCGCCGGTTGATCCGGTTGCACCTGTTGCACCTTGAGCGCCTGTTGCACCCGTAGAACCGGTTGATCCGATTACGCCTTGAGGTCCTGTTGCGCCTGTTGCGCCTGTTGCGCCCGTGTCGCCTGTTGCGCCCATGTCGCCTGTTGCGCCCGTGTCGCCTCTTGCGCCTGTGTCACCTTGAGCGCCTGTGTCACCTTGAGCGCCTGTAGAGCCTGTTGCACCCGTATCGCCTGTTACGCCCGTGTCACCTTGAGCGCCTGTTGCGCCTTGAGCGCCCGTGTCCCCTTGAGCGCCCGTATCACCTTGAGCGCCTGTTGCGCCCGTGTCACCGGTTGCTCCTGTTGCGCCCGTGTCACCGGTTGAACCACCCGGAGGTCCTGGAGCCCCAACTGCTCCAGTTGCACCTGTTGCGCCGGTTGCGCCGGTTGCGCCGGTTGCGCCGGTGGAACCTGCTACACCTGCCGCGCCTGCTGCGCCTGTTGCTCCTGTTGCTCCTGTTTCTCCTGTTGCTCCTGTTTCTCCCGTATCACCACCAGCAGGACCCTGAGGTCCAGTTGCACCGGTTGCACCGGTTGCACCGGTTGAGCCTGTTACTCCAATGTCCCCCTTCGGACCTTTTGGACCCATGGGTCCAGCGGGACCCATGACATTTGGACAACAGCAATTTGTTTTATTTGCTAAATATGCAGAATAAGACATTACAAAACTTAATTACACCTTTAATTTATAAGTTATTGTATAAATTATAAATTTATATTTATTTAATCAAAAATTTGCATTACATATCAAATGTCAAATGTCAAAAGGTCAGACACAATTTGTTTAAAAAATGCGTGAGTTGGATCCGCAAATATTTGCATCCATGCATCAGACAAAACGGGGTCTTTAAAGTAAGAAGCATACAACTCGTCATCACAGTCCACGCGACGGATGTGGTCAATCAATGCATCAAAATTGGGGAAATCGTTTGCATTGATAAACGTGGTCGGATTAAAATCTTGGGTCACGTCCGGTGTCCCCCAATAAATGGGAATGCAGCCTGATTTATATACGTCGCATATTTTTTCGGTAACATACCCAGGATACTGTGAATTCTCAAATGCAATCGCAAACTTGTATTGTTTATTGTGTTCTATTTTGCCAGAAGCGTTTACACCCCGTGGAATCGCTCCGCCAATATTGTTCAAATGCATTCCACCGCAATCCACCCGTTTGTATTTGGATGACATCTGTTCCACAAACATTGGTCTGTTGTTTTCAAACCCCGCACCGGTTGCAATGTATGAGCAGAATTTCTCTCTTTGGGCAACCTGTCGGGGTTTTAAAATTGCTTCATCAAAATAACAAACCCACAATGGCAGCCGCGTGTTTATGGCATTTGATGCGTCAAATGTGATGTTGAAGTCCGCATCCGTGCGATGGGGGACCGGTTCCCCCGCAAAAAACACTTTACGTCCTGCTCGGTAAGACCCAGCGCTTTGTCCAAACATGCTGTAAAATAGAATATCCGGATTTTGTGACGGCTCAACCACTTTCACGTGGGGTTTCACGCCATTAATACTCACCTTGTCACAGTGCATTTTGATAAGGTTGACAAAAAAATTGTCATTGACATTGAAAGGGCCGCCACCACAATCCACATCCCACCAATCGCAAAAAGCAACGGTCATAACGATGTTGTTTTGGTTTCTACGGTCGGTGTTGGCTCGGGTGTTGGTTCGGGTCATGTCCGTTTCGGCAGATGGAAATGAAAACCCATCAACCGATGATTGTATGTCTGTATCCATGCCAAATGTGTAAAGCAAATATTCATTCACTGAGTAAAGGTGCTCATTGAACATACCAATAATGTACCAATCTATTGCCGTGACCATTGAACGCGTTTTGCAATAATTGAGGAATCGGGTAGCACCACTTTTTTTAATTATGTATCCACCAGTTCCTTCCACTGGACCTTTCTTTTTTTCACGTGGATGTTTGATAATTTGCAGATTGTTTGCATTTTCACATGGGACATTGATATTAAAACCACCAATGAAACACAATTCTGCGCTAGGTTCACTTGCAAACAACTTGACCGCTTTTTGTAATTTCAACTCAAAATCATCAACCGGTTTTGCATCGTCTTCTATGATTGCATACACATCGCAGGTTGGGTCGTCTATCAACTGCTTCCACAATTCAATGTGCGACATGGAGCAACCGATGACCCCCTTACGATATTGGAAATTATTGCCTTTGAACAATTCATATATGTATTCGGTGGCAACGAGTTCCTTTCCATCTACAGCATCCATGAATTCATAATCTGTAAATTTTTGACGGTTTAACTGGACTTCCATTTTCGCTTTGCGGTCAGGCCGCCGTTTCAAATTGATTATCACCGTTTTGAAGTCCAATTTATTTTTATTGGATGACTTCAATGCCAATGCACTTTCCCACTGCTGTGCCCGGGTCGCCCAGCCGCAGCTCTCGGCATACGTGCGCCCCTGTTTGCGCAGCGCCTCTTTTGCGTCTTCGTCTGATGCCAGTTTGCGCAACGTCTCCACCTCGGATCCAGGCGCAACCTGGATGCCGCACCCGTTCATCGTGTTGGTCAGTCCAGCAACTGGATAATACAAACATATGACTTCGGACATCAGCATTTCCATCGCGGTTATACAGGACGTCTCGAGCCAGTTGGTTGGATACAACCAGTACTCCGCCGTGCTCATTTCATCGTACAGTTGCGTCGGATTCAGTTTGCCCAGATGCCGAATGCGGTTGTCAGGAAACTCTTGGTTGAGAGATTCAATCCGGGCCTGAATGCGCCGTTCATCATCGTTGCACGGAAATACCTCATACGTTGAGATGGCGAGGGTGGCATCCGGGAGCGCCGCAACGATTTGAGTCCACAGTTCTAAAATGCGTGACAACCCGCGTTCCGTCCGCGAAGTGTATATGAATTTGTTGGGCTGCTTTTGGTTGCATGAATGATCCTGTGATTGTGGCTGCGAGTGTTGTTGTGGCTGAGAAAACAATTCTAGATCAATTCCATTATTTATGATGGATATTTTAGATTTTAACATCGGATATGTTCGGGCATATTCATCAGCATGCCACTGTGTTTGACACACGCACCTATCAATGTGATTTGACCATTTTGTCAGAATGGTGGTGTCTCTCAAATTGCACCCATATGCCAACAATCGGGTGTCGTGTGCCCATACATAGAACTGGTAAAACGAGCATGCATCGCCATATATCTCCAAAAATGAAATGTAGCGCGAACATATAACCGTATGAAATTCGGTTTTGCTCAACAGGGCGGGCAATTCGGCCAATCCGACGTATTTCAAATTGTATTCGGGCAACTCTTCGGACTGCACACTGCCCGACACATAAATTGTGTATGGACCGTCTTCTTCGGTTCCTAATAGCATGCCTAATTCTTTGGACAGATAGGCAACCGCCTTTTCGGAGCCGCCCAAAGCGCCGCGTTTCATGTGGCTATAATTCCAATTCAAATTACCGTATCCTGTGTAAAACAAGATGTTCCGACTATTCTTGCATTTTGTTTGCATTGAATGATCCAATTTAGGTTTGGATTGAGGGTTCAATAATTTTATCAAATCATCAAATGTGTTGGATGGCACGCCATTATTAATAACAAAATCTATGTAGGAATTGGCCAGCGCCACAAATGCATTCAATGCCTCGGGTTTCACGTGCTTTATAAAAAAATTCAGGTTGAATGCCAGATTTCGCAAGTGCCACACGCTGAATGTGCGATGCTTTTGGGTAAATATAATTTCATACATGCGAATGCCACATTCCCGATCTCCCAACCGATCCGCAACAATGATCATGTAGTACGGAACAAAGAAACCGGCCTTGTCTGTCTCCACAAACAGTTTGCCGTCATTGTTTATTGGCCACATTCGCACCATGCGATAATAATTGTACGCCAAATTGTTCATGCCCTCGCAACAGTAATGCACCAGCAGTGGATAAAAGCACTCCACTCGTTCCGCATCGTATGAAAACGCTTTGACTAAATAATAAAATCCGTGCTCTTTTTGTTTCAGTGCCTCATAACATTGGTAGATGTAAAGGCACGATACATATTTTTCCTGTGCCCAGTTATTCTGTGCCAGCGTGATTTTATACCACCGAATTGCATCTTCGTGCTTGCCGCAGTCGCGATAACTGTTGGCGCAATAAAATGAATAGCGCTTGTGCAAATCATCCCCCTTAGCCAACGCTTCTGCATGCGCCGAAGCCAAAATTTTCGCATCCTTCAAATACTTATCAGGGTCCAAATTTCGCGACCCGCTGCGCCCAGAAATCACATAGTAATCGCCTTCTAGTATGCATGTGCGATTCTTCTCATTCTGCGACGGTTCCTGACAACTGATGTACTCGTGCAACACTGAAAAATATTTGAACCGCTTATGATTATTTATGAGGAGGGTTCGTGAGTAATTCATGCCTGATTTGGGCATTCCGAATTTGAGTTGGTACTCGTCGTATGACACGATTTCGGGAATGCAGATGGTGCCATGGAGTTCGTCATCTGCGTCAAACACGAGCAGAAAATCGGTTTTATTGAATGCGTATTCCAGTGCGAGAGTGCGATTGTGTGCAAAGTTGACCCATTCATCACAGTGCAGTTCGCCTTTGATGTGTTTCTCCGAAAAGAATTCACAGATTATCTCTCGGGTGGTGTCCGTGGACCCCGTGTCGCAAATCACCCAGTAGTCAAATCGTATCTTGGAACACAGCATTTCCAAAGTGCCACGAATGATGTGCGCCTCATTCTTGACAATCATGTTCAAACATATTGTTTTGGAAGATGACATTGAATCAATTTCGGATGATTAATAGGTTTAATTGATAATGTATATGCATATTTTCAAACATGCATTTAAGTATTTTTTCCATAAAATATATAATCCATATAAATTTATATGCATTATGTTGGGTATTTTATGACTAAATTATCCGTGGTTGGATCCAATGACAATGACAATGTCTCTCTAAATGCTGCCTCCACGGTTGAAATACTCTTTGCGGAATTCAATCATGTGAGCATCGGGGATGCGGTCGCCCCGCATGAACTCCTCGGGTGTTCGCGTGCCTTCAATCAAATTCACGATCATGAACAGCGCATACATGCCGCACTCTGTGTCACGCTTTTGGTGCTGCTTCCGATTTTCATAATATTTGAATCGGATGCCCAGGGCGCGCCCCTGCTGCGTCACCGTTTTAATGAACTCGCGAATCTCTTTTTGCGGTCGGTCGCCGGTGCTGTCAAAAAAGAAGATGTAGTTATTATTAGCATTCACATTCGTATCAATATTGATGAACAGCGACACCCAGTGTGATCCGTCTTCCGTGTGCGGGTCCGTGTTGAAAATGACGCCGATTTTGTGCGTGTCCGAATCCACGTATTTCTTCAAACTAAAATTGCAGAGCTCCTCCCACACGCAGACGCCCGCCACCTTGGGTGCGCTGTAATCGCTCGGCGACGGTCCCAGAAACTCAAACGCGGGAAACTTGTCCTCGTACTGTTTCATGACGTTCTCAATCTCTTCGCTGCTCAGCCACTCGTCCGGATCGCGGATCCACGACTTCGGGGCTTCCGGGGCAAACGTGTCTTCCGTGACCAATGAACCCAGCGCTGAATCGGAGCCCATGAGCTGCTTCATCCAGCACGCCTCGTTGCGACACATGCCACCGAAGCGCTGTTTCAGCGCGGTCCAAACCTCTTTCGGGTCGTTCGTTTCAATGCGCGCATCGGCGTGGCGCGCATTCCAGCCGTCTCTTAATTTGTGCAGCGTCTCGTTGTCGTAGCATGTGAAATAGTTCTCCTGAACGGGTCCGCACTTCAGCCGTTCAAACTCCTTTGCAACATGACTTGCCCTTTTTTTGCGACTTTTGTTTTTTCCACCCTTGTGATTTTGTGCACCGCGTCTAGATTTATTGGTTTTATTATTTTTATGTTTGAATTTCATTTCACAATTGAATAACTTAATTACATTATGTAAATAATTTATTTCATTCAATCATTTGATCGTTTTTGGATTTGGATTTGGACGGTTTTGGCTTAATGTCCTTGGTTTTAAATTTTGGGTCATCCAGGTTGACTTCTTTCAGTTGAGGAATGGGAACATGATTGTTGCTCGTTGATGCGGCGGGCGTCGTCTTGATGACATACGTGTCCAGAGTGGGCACGCCAACTTTGTGCTTGTCAAACGACATCATTATCTCCAGCTTTCGTTTTGATGAATCCGCCAACTGCGCATCTTGGACAAAGTCGCCTTCGTCATCAGCATCGTCCAAATTAACCGAGTCTTCCACGATGGGCGGCAGATACCCCACGGCAACGCACTCGGCCATGTGCTCCTCCTGCAGCGTATCATTTTTGTCCTTGTTCCTAAAATACGTGATGCACGACTTCGCATACGCCTCGAATGACTGAAGCACGAAAATGTCGTTCACCGTTTCGCCCTTCAGTAAGTCACGCATCATTTCCATAATCCGTTTTTTGTAGAAGCGTTTGGCTTTTTCGTACTTCCCGCTCATATCGGCCTCTTTATTTCGTAGGTACCTCTCATACTGCGGCTGATTCACCATCAGGTCCAGCGTCACGTGGTCCACCTGGTCCAGATTCATGTTCATTTTTACAAAAACTGTTTTGCATACTATGTGTAAATATGCAATTCTGGTGCATTTTAGCGCATCCAATAAATAAAAATAAAAACAAATTATAATGCAATGGAACGACGACCGCAATCATATGATAGAAAATTAATATTTAATCCAATCACCGATGAAGTCATTCACCCAACTGCATCGCAATCCCCATATTTGGATAGTCCGCGAACAGTTCGGCACCCATTACCGTCGTTCGCCCCATTTATAAGAACCGATGAGGACATTGCAGAGGAAGAACGATTGATGAAATATGCAAAAATGGGTGACATGGCGGAAAAATTTAAATTATTAAGTGGAAAAGGAGTTGGATTCGGTGATGTTTTTAGAACCCCTCATATCAAATTGGAGGTACCATATGATTCAATTTATGCGAATGAAGATCGTGCAATTGACTTATTTGTTGCAGATTTAGCAAGACATGGTGATGGAAAATATGCAACCACCGACGGCTCAGCAGATTTTAGATTTAATAAGGCATTGAATGTTGAATTGACGACAGTTGCCCAAAAAATAAATTACCTGTTGTGGAGTTACCGCATCAGCGTTGACCCATTGTCGGGGGGGCGAGGATCCACTAAACGCAAATCCACTAAACGCAAATCCAATAAACGCAAATCCAATAAACGCAAATCTAGACGTTCTACGTCTTAGTTCTCCGATTAGCTTTGGTTCTCAGCCGCGTACACGTCCTTCAATAAACGCGCTGAGGGATCCAATACCCCTTCACAAAACGGGTGTCTCCAAAAATACGGAATGGTTTCCACGCGTCCTTTTCCAGGAAAATGACGCTCAAACACGCTCCTGTAATAATAACTCTCCTTGTCATACGGCGCATTGTGCTTACACTTACCTAAATCGTTTGCGATGCTGAACTCAACATCGCTCACGCGTTTGTCCACATATTCCTGAATAATTTGCACCCAGGTGCGATCGTGTCCGCTCACGCCGTCGCTGAACGCCTCCTTGCGCCGCCACATCACGTCGTCCGGCAGAAGCCCTTCAAACGCCTTGCGAAACAGGTGTTTCTCTACTGCGTAATTCGCGCCATCGCCAAATCGCTTCATCCACGGCGGCAGGCTCATCACGAACTCCAGAAATGCCTTATCGGCAAAGGGCACGCGCGCCTCCAATCCCGCCCCGCTGATGCTCTTGTCCGACCGCAGCAGGTCAAAGAAGCGCACGTCGCGCACCATGCGCACATTCTCGCCACCAAACGCGTGATCGCTGGGCGCCTTCGTGAATCCGCGATACGACCCGAAAATCTCGTCGCTCATGTCGCCGCAAAAAATCACCACATTGTCCGTGTTGTCGTAAATGTATTTGCTGACCAGGTAATTGCCCACCGATGCGCGCACGGTGGTCGTGTCGTAGCTCTCAATCTGATAAATGGTGGCGTCAATTGCATCCAAAAACTGCTGCTCCGTCAGGCACACCTCGTGGTGCCGCGTGCCCAGATGCTCCGCCACCCGGCGCGCCCACTTCAGATCCACCGAACCCTCCAACCCAACCGCATACGTGTCCACTAGAGCCATGTGCTTCACCACTAAAGCAGTTGTTACCGAGCTGTCCAGACCGCCGGATAGCAGGCAGCCCACGGGCCGTTCGCTCATCAGCCGCTTGCAAACCGCCACTTCAAACAGGTTGCGCATCTGCGCGCACGCGCTGAATTCCAGATCCGCATTCGCATTCGCATTGTCCGGCGCATATGTGCCAAAGTTGTACACGTACGGCACATCTCGCGTCTCGTCCAACCAAAGACCCGAGTAATACGATTGCAGCTTGGTTTCAAACTTTGGTTCGTTGCTGGATCCAACTTTAGACGCCGTCATGAAGCACCCACCCGGAAACTGTTCCACATGAGCGCAGTGCTGCAGCGCCTTCATTTCGCTCGCAACCGAGATGTCGCGCTCGTAGTCGCTGGAAGTCCCTATGTATAGAGACCGCACGCCAAACGGGTCGCGCGCAATGTGCACGATGTCGTTCACTCGGTCAATGAGCACCAGCGAAAACACGCCGTCCAACTCGCGCAGAGTGGCCTGCATGTCCCCATTGAACATGCGGTACAGGTGGATGATCACTTCACAATCGGACCCGCTGACGCAGGAGTCCGATAATCCGTGCTTTTGAACAAGTTGCAGGTGGTTGTAAATCTCGCCGTTGCAAATCAGCTCGCAGCCCATCAAAAAAAAGGGCTGGTCGCCCGTGGATTCCAGTCCGTTGATGGCCAGGCGATGAAACCCGATGCAACGCTGGCCATTCACGATAAACCGGCTGTTGTCCGGACCGCGATGAGAGATTTTAGCAAAATTGGTTTGCAGCACATTCAGCTTGTGCACGGGAATGCGATTTTGGGGGGAGCCAATTGCCTCATAATAGAAGATGCCGCACATAACAATATGACCAAACAGAGGATGAATAATGTGATAAATTATATCTCACACTCTTTAAATGATGTTCAAAAATATATAAATATTATATTTGCACAATACAATACACTCCCAATATATAAATAATAGCATAATGTCCATGCCATTCCAGGAACCATTTTACGGCGTGCCCAACGGGGTGGCGTATTGCCAGCAGGAGCGCACCGAAGAGCTGAGTCGTCGCATGCGTGATCGCAACATTCCGTCGGCGCCACTGCAGCCGCAACTGGGCGCGCGCCCGGTGCTTTCCAAATACACGATCATGCCCATTCTGGACCAGCGCAAGGAAGCAACCGTGCCCCTTTCCAACTACCCGGTGTATAACCCGGCGCAGGTGTTCAACCCGGGGAGCGCGGTTGCCCCGTGGTCGGGCTATGCCACGGCGGTCAATGTGGAATCCACGCTGCGCAACCAATTTTTTGCGCTGCAACGGTGCGAGCAATCCGAATACGTGCCGTCATCCAAGAGCGATCTCTACAATGTGCGCATTGACTCTCGCCAGATTCAGCAAACGCATCCGCTGCTGTTCAAAACAGAGAAGTTTGCGCCCATGAATCCCGACTGCTTTCATTTAGCAAACCGCACATTCAATAATTCCACGCGCACTGAAATTAAAAACGTGGAATAAAATTAATAAAATGTATCATTTGAAAAATAATATGATGTTACCATATACAACTGCAATATCATATTATGTCGTCGGTTACTAAAGGCAAAGGGTTTACTACGAGGGGCAAACCCGTGATGGGAACTAGAAAAAAAACATCACGACCGGTCACAGTTGCAGAAGCCATGCCATTTGGATCCGAAGGTGCAGCAGCCATGCCATTTGGATCCGATGGTGCAGCAGCCATGCCAGTTGGATCCGATGGTGCAGCAGCCATGCCATTTGGATCCGATGGTGCAGCAGCCATGCCATTTGGATCCGATGGTGCAGCAGCCATGCCATTTGGATCCGATGGTGCAGCAGCCGCGCCAGTTGTATCCGAAGGTGCAGCAGCCGCGCCAGCATCGCCAATGAATGAATCCCCTGGTGTTGCACCATTGTCACCCGTCGCAGACGTAGTGCCAAATTATGATTTTCCAGTAGTGTATTATTTAATAACTCACGCAGACATTCAACGATCACCAACGTTGAATACATACATCAACATGCAAACAAATGCATGCACCCAACATTCAACCCCCGGTGGTTTCGTAAATCCGCCGAATGAGGCTGCTTCAGGGCATCCATTTTTGTTATCAGCCAACGAAATTTGTCTCTTATTCATGGCATGGGATGCCGCTCACCACGCATCACTCAATCATAGTGCATTTGATGACCTCAGATTTTTAAACGATCATGTTTTAGGTCATGCGAAAATCAAACATCACCCGCCTAATTTGGCAATATACAACTTTTGCAAGCACACAATAATTCCGACTCAAGGCTCTTCTAGGTTAAGAAATGCAGATGAAGATTTTGGATCAATTGGAATTTCAATGTTTAATGCATTGTTGACTGCCACATCATTTTTGCCCATTGAGTTTAATCAGAATGTAACAACTCTATGGTTGGGAATAGATGTGGACAATGTAAACTTTTCAAAAGTTGCAAGAATATACACTGTTGAGGGATTTTCAAATCCAATCATCACTAACAAAGACGTGGATGGAACTGACACGCCGATTGTATTTTTGCAATTGACTAGGCCGATGCACAATTATGTGAACAATCAAATTGTGTCCATGAATAATTTTAATGAAGTAATGAATTTAATGCACCAATGGAATGCAAAACATAGGACTACTCCCGTGTTGGAGTACACATTCAGGTTTGATCGGTCATGCATTTTATCATTGCATTTATTTCCATTCATTGTTTTCAATGAACAAAGTGCTCCAATTGGAGTGGGCTATCATGAAGGTCAGCGTGAAACATCTGGCACATTTGTGGTCATTAATTCAGTGTACAATCCTCAGAATCATCGTGGTTGTGATGTATTGTCCCTAAAAACAATTGAGAACTCCCCTAATGTAAGACGCATTGAATTCAATGTAGGACAACAGAGTTCGGTGACAGCCACCGTTGACGAAACCACATTTCACACTCATCCATTTGTAATGTATAAAAGAACCAAAACCATGATTGGACCACCTTCCAGTCCCGATTTGTTTTCATTTATCAGTACGTTTATAATATTGCATTCATCAGGAAACACCTCGTTTAAGTTTTCGTTGGTTTCAACCATGGAAGGAGTGCACATTGTGTCATTTAAACCGAATGGCATTCGCATGATACTGCATCATCTTGCGACTGCAACGTCTAGATCATTGGTAGGGGACGCCGCAATTGACTATGTGCTCAATGAAATGAGTGACATCGTCAACAGTTATGAATATCCTGCACACGAAAGAAGGTATAATTGGGAACAACAGTACTCAATCAACAAGCTGAAAAGCAATGAGGCATTGATGGAACCACTTGAGGTTTACCAAATATTTTTTACTACGGTTAATGAAGAGCATGGTGATTTATTTGATTGGCATTGGGTGGATTGGGATAATTTGACCACGACTCATGAAATAAAAGTGGAGTATTTGGACAACCGAATTAAAGTTTAGAATGATTTGTTTTGTCATTTCACAAAATGACAAAAAAAGAAGGGGTGGGGTGTGTGGTGCGCGATTAAAGCGAGCCGAGCATTCCACTCACGTATCCCGATGTGTAATAATACACCAGAGCGAAGACGACGGCGTGCACAAGTGCAACCACGTGCTTGGAGCCGTTGGGAGGGATGCGCAAAAGCACATTGGGAGTAAGCACGTAGAACAGAAAGACGAGATAGATGATGCTGGAAAAGTTGAACATTGTTGATAGGGGTTATAATATATACTAATAAAAAAATAAATTGGTGCTAAATAAATAAACAATTGCGCCTTTAATTGATTATGTTGGATTCCGTTTCAATGTTCTTGTTTTTGAAATATGATTATTGTGTTTTATTTTCAATGTATTCGGATTCGTTTGCATTTTAGGCAAAACATGTTTTATCGTTTTTGTGCCCTTAAAAAACTCATTCAGATGTTCCATGATTTTTTTGCTGATAATTCGGTCAATTTCTTGTTCCATCGGGTCTTTTGGAACGTGCGCAGCCTGAAACCGCTGCATAAATTTCGCAATGCCCTGCCGAAAATCGCCCACAGTTCCCATGCTTATGGTGGAACGCAACACGGGCGACTGTATGAACCGATTTATTAAGGTTTGCACGCTCAGCTGATGCACGTATGGTTTCACGTTGATGTAATACACCTGGCCGTGCTCCATTTGCGAGTGCATTTGGTCGTCCAAGAAGCACACCTCCACGTTGGACGGCAACTTAGTGCACCGCAGCAAATCTTCATACGTTTTGTCGTGTGTGGTGCGGCCCATTTCTATTATTTTCCCGTTTATTTTGAACGCCGCCACGATTTGATCAAACAGCCGCGCACCCAGTTTGGATTCCATATATCCAATGATGTGTTCCACCCACGCGCGAGGGCCGCTGTTGTTAGTGTAAACCATCACCCCGCAGCACTCATTGGAATCTTTTTTCAATTTCAAAAATCGCAACAGGTCCAGAATGTTCGGTCGCAGGAATTCGGGGAATGCATCCATCAAATGGTTGAAGTGCGCGTATTGAGCCGTTGCGTCATTGTTCCACGCCGTTGTGGTGAGAGCATCGCAAAAAATGCCCAGTTCCACAAAGTATCCGATGGTTTCATCCACGTCAATCACCACTATTTTTTTGGGGACGACGATGGAAGTAGAAGTGGATAAAGCAGGCGACGATGACCCCGATGCCATTTAAGTGCACTAAATGTGTTAAATTACTAAATGCAAAATTAAGCTATAATAATTCAATATTTAAAATTACATGTTCATTTGTGTGAAAAATCTTTTTTTATAATCATTTAATAGGACTCCCGGGTTTAAAGTTTAGGGTTATAAGCAATACGGCAATACTTCAATAATTCAATAATTCAATAATTCACCCATTAAAATATGAACGCACCCCCTCACGGCATGGCCATGACGAAATCGGATTACGAGAAAATTCTCTCGTATTACAAGATACCATTTGGGAATTTAGGCAACATTGAGCTAAAACGAAAAGCGGAAGACATTTTGGCAACCAAGTTGTGCAAATGCATCAAGGCGGTTGAGAGAAAAGTGGGTCCACAAAATGCGATTGCGCTTTGTACTGCCAGCGTGTTTGGCAAAAAAGGGCTGAAATACTTTGACGTGTCGTGCAAGGGTCATGCACAGTTGCACCCTCGCAAAGGAGCCACTGGACGAAGACGACAAATGCAACTGCTCAACAAAACTCGCAAAAATATTATATTTGCCAAATAATATGACCCTGTGATACAACCATGGTGCTTTTCTTCATTGCAGATCTGGCACTTACTTTAGCGTTTAAGCTCAGCACATGGTGTTTGGGAAAAACGTATAACGGCATTGTTTATCTTGTGACATATAAATCCCAAACACCAAAACCAAATGCACACGAGGTCATGAGTGATGGCGGTGATTGCACTGATGATTGCACTGATGATTTCGTCACCATGACCCGTCATGAATATGACGCACTAAAACATTCACATGATTTGCATCATCATCGTCATCATGCATCGTCCGAAGATGAACTGGTGTCCAAAGACTCGTCGTCATCCGAATGCGCATCTTCTAAATAATCCATCGCGGCGAGAATCACGCGCTCTTGCTGGCTCATGCGCTGAAACACGACGACCTCGTCCATGACGACATGAAACATGGCGGGATTGGGGTGCGTTTTGCACAGCAGCTGCACCCCCTTTTGCCCGATTTTAATGTCGCAAATGATGGCCCCTCGTGCAAGGCACAAGCGTTCCGGATTTTTCAAATCAATCCAGCGGATATACGCACCGTGCGTGAGCCCGTTTAAATCATCCACATGCCGGTAATCTCTCAATTTGTAAATGTAGTCAGCAGTCACCGATTGGTTGAGTCCCAGTTGCATCAGCTGGCGCATTTTTTCTGCGCCGATTTTGCGCGTGTTTAGATTTGCAACAACTGTATTATTTTCGTTATCCAGCGCCTTTTCAAGCGCCTGCATGTTCAGTTTATTCATGCCAATATCGTGATTTCATGCACTGTGTTTATATTTTTTATACAAAATATAAACAATATAAACCTAAATCAATTATTATAATACTACCACAGTGCATGCATGTTCGGATTTGCGCAGACATTTATTAAACAAACAATGAATACTCTGACTTCTGCCATTTATGCAAACGCAAACACTGATTTGATAATAGATTCAGAACCAATGATAAAAATAATAGACATGGATTCCATAAATGACAATGTCACGACCGTTGATCCAATTCCAGTGGAGGTTCAAGTTCCTGTGCCCGTTCCTGTGCCAATTGCCGCACATGTGGCCAAATTTGAATATGAAAATGAAATGGACGTCATTAACAAATGGAAGGTTGCGGCGAAGGACGACATTGTGCCGCTGATAGCAATGATTCGGCAGCTCTATTTTTTCTCGGACTGCAGAAAAATCACGCTTAGAACATATTCATTGTGCAAGGAAGAAATCCCGAACTACATTGGTAAAATAAAACGCCGCCCCGAACTTAAAATTGATGTGTCGGACGTGGACATTCATGATCATCCGCAAATGTTCAGCATGTATCGGCGACTACGTCCCATGATCGGCATGTTCCGTGTCAATGATTTCATGGTGCGCGTGGAACACGCATTTGACAATTCACAAATAACCTCAGAACATTTTGTGGTGTCTCAAATCATAAAACATGTGAACGATCCAACCGGGGGAATTGATCCCGTGCACCACATAGTTCTGCCGACGTGCGTGCAATTGAACAACCTTTGCAATGTACCGCCCATACACCGGACCATGTTTCATCACATTTCATACAGCATTCAGCCCATCGTGTTTCATTCTCAAACCATGGACGCATGGTTCAAGTCGGCAATTGTTCCTCCCACAAATGAGCAAATCATGCGGTTGTGCATTCAAATGGCTGAAGCGCTGGCTCATTTGCACGCATTGGGCATTGTGCACGGAGATGTCAAACCAGGAAACACTCTGATTCAAACGATTTATGAATACGCAGATTCTGGTAGTTCTTCCAGTTCCAGTTCTTCTGATTCGGAGTCGGAGTCGGAACTACTGCAGTCACAAGCGCAATCACCGTCGCTGTCGCTTTATTTGATTGATTTCGGAATGTCGGGAAGTCCGGGGCACAGCGACGGAACTGGAGGAACCAAGCCATTTTGCGCCCCTGAAACTGGCAACGGGTTCGCCCTTAAAATGGACATGGACACTTACACCTGGACAAAAACCCAAAAACATCACGACATGTGGTCGTTTGCGCTAATGTTTTTTACATTTATCGTGTTGCGCAAGTCAACCGCATATCCAAAAGACTACCCGTCCGATTTTTTTGATGTTGGCAGAAGCGGACACATCAACGTGGCATATTTTGATAAAATTCAGGATGAACCGATGCGCAACTTGTTTCGGCGTGCCCTGTGCCCTGCAGAAGATCGCATTACTGCTGCCGAGTTTTTAGCTGCTGCCAACAATGTTGTTGGCGCCAATGTTGTTAGCGTCAATGTTGTTAGCGACAATTGAATCATTTGGTTCGGTTATAGTGGGCGCTGAAGTTGCTGTTATTTTTTTTTCAATGATGTCGCGCTTCACATTTTGTTGCTGCAGCAACCACATGCAAAGTTTATCCAATATGCTGATCGTATTCATGTATGTGCGATACTTGAAACAGCAGATGGTGGTTAAAATCGTTGAATTTTCAGGAAACTGCATGCTGCACCACCAATACGCTGGGATGTAAATGATTTGGCCTGCGCGCAGTTCCACGTCCATCGTCTTAATTTTGTCAAAATCAGCGCGGTACTCGGCCTGTATTCGCCACGGATTTACCGGCGACCGAAACTCAAAATTGTCATAGTCGGTCACGGGATACAGGTATTTACTGGCGTGCGGGGCAATGAGGCGAATTTTGATGGTGCCCTGCGTCACCAAATAATAGTTGCGATAATTCAGCTCGTATCGTAACGGCGTTTCTGTTCCGGGAGATGCACACACAACGTCATACATGCATTTGGACACCATGGGCGGCCGCAAAAATGCGTCGTTGTATTTGAATGTTTTGATCAGACCCGTTTCTTCCAGGAAGTCGCCGTTGTTTTCGCTAATGTAACGCGATTCTTTGTCACTGCGAAACGACTCTGCCACGGCGTGAAGCGTGAGTGGAACGTACGACTCGGTTGCATCGGTTTCATCTGCCGTGTCTTTCACGTTGCGCAGGCGCACATCAAATGCACCGTATGCGCTTCTGATTGCGGGCAACGTACATGATTCCATCAGTCGCTCGTTCGCGTAATCAAAGAGCACAGGCTGCCGCAAATCACACACCTCTTCCAATTTGTCTTTGGACGGCTGATCTATTTCATACACCTCCAGGTCATTGCTGGTTTTCATGTGGAAATAAATGTGCAGGTATAAGAACAAAATTACGCAAAAAATTAGCACAGCAAACACGGATTGCATTTTGAATTATTGGGTTGTGTTTTATTTATCAAATTTCTTACTAACAATTAATGCAGTTTATTTTTTAAATACTTATGCTTATTTATATGCTACAATAATTTCACATAAATAATACGAGACGCGATTGCGCGATTGTACACTTTTTAAATCGCATGGCACATTTATGACAAACAATATTCTGGTTTCATTCAAATAAATTTATTGTTAAGAACATTACTCCTTGCCCTGGAACAATGTACATCAATCTTGCTATATTACCTCTCCAAAATCCGGTTAATCCATATGTGTTGTAAATCGTTTTTGAAAGTTGGATCATGCTGCTTTTTTGTTTAACGGTTTCTTCTTGCATTTGGGTTTTTAAGACATCCATTGGAGAAGAGATGATTCCTGAAAAAACACCAGCTCCGACTCCTCCACAAAATGAATGCATGTTTGTAAATGTTTCTTTTTTGGACACATGCTCCTTGTATTTGTTGTAAAAATAAAAACGACTCACGTTGTTTAAAGATTGACGACAAAGAGTTGGAAAATATCCTAAATAAAGACCACGCATTCCATGTTCTTTAACAACACTCAATGCAGTCACATGTGGAAACCGTATCATTTTGGTTTTGATTGTTTCAATTGGAACGGTGATCAGTGTCGACTCAACAAAACCGGAAAACAATCCAGAAAGTATTAATGCTGAATTTTTGTGAAATGATTTATCTTTCAAATACACTGAAGAAATGTCATAAGAATAAAAACGGGTCAATACTTTTGGAACATTAAATAAAAGAATTGGTGCAATGCCCCTGTAAAATCCAGTTAAACCACTATGTTTATAAATTTCAAATGAAGTGTGTTTTATATTGAGATTATTCCCTTTGAATTGCATTGTTGTTTTTATGTTTTCAAATGGCCGCACAACTATTGCTTCTGCAATTCCAGCCAAACTCACAGAAACAATGTTTATGCGAGAATCATTGTTTTGCATCACGCCGATCAATGATATATGTTGATAAAATATTTATTTAATCCACGATTTGCATATTGGAAGATTCCAATACCTCCAACTGAATGGGGTCATTGTCATCATTGTTTCCCTCCTGCGCGACAGCAGCATTCACCTCGGTCACTGGCTCGGTCACTGGCTCGGTCACTGGCTCGGTCACTGGCTCGGTCACTGGCTCGGTCACTGGCTCGGTCACTGGCTCGTTCACTGGCTCGGTCACTGGCTCGGTCACTGGCTCGGTCACTGGCTCGTGTGCAGGTGCAGGTGCAGGTGCAGGTGCAGGTGCAGGTGCAGGTGCAGGTGCAGGTGCAGGTGCAGGTGCAGGTGCAGGGACGGCAGATTGATTCATGCTTTGGCTAAACAGTTTCAGCAACATAAGGTTCATTTCGTTGATGGTCTTTTGTTGGGCATGAAGCAGTTCGCGCAGTTCCCGGTTTTCGGTTTGCACAATGTCAATCTGTTCAATGATTTCAGACAGGTTGGAATTGGTCATAATGTTGTCCACAATGCCAGACACAAAATCAGTATCAGCCATGAGAGCGGGCTTAATTTGTTCTAAATTCAATTCTGATTCTGATTCAGACAATCCGGTAAATTCGGAAAATCCGGATCCGGAGCCGGATTCAATGCAATTCAATCGGTTCTTAATTTCATCCATGGTTTGACTCTGCTGAAACAACATGGTGTCCATCTGCTTCATGAGATAAATGGGCGGCACAGGCCACGTTAATCCTGGGTTTTGATTTCCAGGCACTTGTTGTTTTCGGTTCCCTTGTGGTTGTTGCGGTTGCTTTTGCTGTTGCGGTTGCTTTTGCTGTTGCGGTTGCGGTTGCTGTTGCTGTTGCTGCATTTGCGGTTGCCTTTGCGGTTGCATCTGCGGTTGCATCTGCGGTTGCATCTGCGGTTGCATCTGCGGTTGCATCTGCGGTTGCCTTTGCGGTTGCTGTTGTGGTTGCTGTTGCTGCATTTGGGAACGTTGTTGCTGCAACAACAATTGTTGGCGTTGCGCAGGTGTCAAACTTGCTAAAGAAGGGGCTGTCATGGGTCTTTGTTGTTGCTGTTGTTGTTGTTGCGACGTCATGGGTGGCTGCACCTGGTTGGCGCGCCGTTTCTTCGCTGCAGATATGGAAGCAGCACTGCTCATGGTTGTTGTTTGTTTAGTTCGTTTAATTATTCAATTATAAATGCATCTGACACTATAATTTTATATTATTTGCGCATTAATGTTAAAAATTGAAATCAATTAAACACTAAATACAATCCAAACACATATTGAACTTACACAATGGTAGAGGTAGAACCACATTCATTTCGTCTATTTGATTTCCAGGTGCGCAATCAAGCGCCTGGAACCCAGGCCAAACTGAGTAGCAGCAGCAGTGGTAGCAGCAGTGAATACGGCGGCAAGAAACACAACAAGGACAAAAACCAATTCGTAATTCAAATGTTCGGCATCAATGAGCGGGGCGAGACCTGCTGCATCATTGTTCGCAATTACGAACCCTTCTTCTATGTCAAAGTTCCGGAGTCATGGGGGTTTGATGCCAAGGCGCGCTTCATATCGGAATTGAAAAAGAAGGTCGGAAAATTCAGCGAGAATTCCATTTTGGCCGATGAGTGCAAACTCCTTCGCCGCAAGAAGCTCTACGGGTTTGACGGTGGCAAAGACCACAAATTCCTCATGCTCAAGTTCAAAAACATGACCACGATGAACCGCGTGAAAAACATGTGGTATGAGTGGATTGTTAAGAAACCCCAAACAGACGATGGCTCAGAGGTGGAAGAACGAACACAAGGTAAATTGAATCCGCGCGGATACGTGTTTCAGAATGAGGCAACCTACATTTACGAAGCCAACATTCCTCCCCTGTTGCGCTACTTCCACATCAAGGACATCAGTCCGTCGGGCTGGGTCAAAATCAAAGGCGAACCCCCCATTGAAACACAGAAACAAACCACATCCCATTATGAATACTGCGTCAGTCACAAGGACGTCGTTCCGCAACCCGAAAAAGAAACCATCGTGCCCTATAAAATCATGAGTTTTGACATTGAGGCCGGCAGCAGTCACGGCGATTTCCCCGTTCCAATCAAAACATACAAAAAACTCGCCGCCAACATCGTGGACGTGTGCCTAAAAGATCCCACCGCAGCAACCACTTCAGAAGTGCATCGCATGATTCGCACGGCATTCCACGACCCCAAATCCCAATCAGCCCCTGCGTTCACGCTGCACGACGATATTGAGCGCATTTACACCAAGACGGTGCCCACTCCGGCGCAACTGGATGCCATGTTTGAGCGCATGTGGTGTAATCCCATGCAAACGCTGATACAAGAGGCCGACCCGGAAGCATTAAATGTGAATACAATTGAGCGCATGTTTGAAAAACAACGAGCGGAAGCGGATGCAGAGTTTGCCGACAATGATGACAATGACGAAGATGATGCCGACGACACCAAAAGCGTCTTCACCACGGCAACGGCATGGACAAAACCAAAAACAAATGCAAATGCAAATGCAAATCCAAGCTTATCAACCGATGCATCCATAGCAGACATGTTGCATTCATCCTCATTGGATCGCGAAACCAAAATCAACCACATGAACGACGCGCTGCTGCTTGCCAAGTTTCCGCCAGTGGAGGGCGACAAGGTCACCTTCATCGGCTCCACGTTCATGCGATACGGTGAAACCCGCCCCTATTTGAATCACTGCCTCGCGCTGGGCACATGTGACCGCGTTACCGGCGCAGAAATTGTGAGCTGCAAGACCGAGCGCAAACTTCTTCAGGCATGGACCGAGCTCGTGCAGCGCGAGGATCCCGATATCATCATCGGCTACAACATCTTCGGATTTGACTACCAGTTCATGTTCCATCGTGCGCTGGAAAATAACGTGGAAGATGATTTCCTGAAGCTGTCCCGTAACGTCGACGAGTTTTGCGGAAAGCGCGATTCCAACACAGGGCGCGTCAGCATTGAAGAGACCAGCATCGCCCTCGCCAGTGGGCAGTACGATCTGCACTACATTGCCATGCCCGGGCGTCTGCAAATTGACATGTACAACTACTTCCGCCGCGACTACAACCTCACATCATACAAGCTGGACTATGTCGGTTCCTACTTCATTGGCGACGACATAATTAAAGTGGAGCATCGCATAGAAGCGGACGCCGATGAAGTAATACCCGATGGAAAAGTAACCCGCATTGTTAGCAAGAATCTCACCGGCCTGGAGGTCGGCAACTACGTTGCGCTGGAGGAGACGGGCCACTCCACCGATCCTTACAAGGATGGCCAAAAATTCCGGGTTGTCGCAATCAACCGCTCAGCCGGCTATTTTGAAATCGTCGGTCACGAGACGCCCGACATGAAGAAGCACGTGCGCTGGGGCGTGTCCAAGGACGATGTGACGCCGCAGGACATTTTCCGCATGACGAATGAGGGTCCCGGCCCGCGCGCCGTCATTGCCAAGTACTGCATTCAGGATTGCAACCTCGTGCACCATCTGATGACCAAGGTGGACGTTATCACGGGCTACAACGAAATGGCGAAGATTTGCAGCGTGCCCATCAGTTTCTTGGTGATTCGCGGCCAGGGCATCAAGTTGACGAGCTACATGGCCAAAAAGTGTCGCGAAAAAAACACGCTCATGCCCGTCATAGACAAGGGGCCGTCGGGTGAGGGATACGAGGGCGCCATTGTGCTGCCTCCCAAGCGCGGCCTCTATCTGGACAATCCCGTGGCCTGCAATGATTATTCGTCGCTGTATCCGTCGTCCATGATCAGCGAAAATTTGTCACACGACAGCAAGGTGTGGACTAAGGAGTACGACCTGGACGGCAACATGGTGCGCGAGACGGGCGAAAAGGACCCGAAAACCCGGCAGCACATTTACGACAACCTGCCCGACTATGACTACGTGGACGTGGAATACGACACGTATCGCTGGAAGCCCAATAATCGCGGCAAGATGGAGAAGCACCTGAGCGGGAAAAAGATATGCCGGTTTGCACAGTTCAAGGACGGGGCCAAAGCCATTCTGCCGTCCATTCTGGAAGAGCTGCTGGCAGCGCGCAAGGCCACGCGCAAGCTGGCAGAGAAGCAGTCGGATCCCTTCATGGCCAACGTGCTGGACAAGCGGCAGCTGGCATACAAGGTCACTGCAAACTCACTGTACGGTCAGTGCGGCGCCAAGACCAGCTCGTTTTACGAAGTGGATGTGGCGGCTTCCACGACCGCAACAGGGCGCAAGCTGCTGACGTATGCCAAGCGCATGGTGGAGGAGGTGTACGGGGATGCCGAATGCCAAACGAGCAAATACGGCATCGTGCACACGCGGGCGGAATACGTATACGGAGATAGTGTGGCGGCATACACTCCAGTGTATGTTCGTTTTGGCGGCGTCATTGATGTTTGTCCCATTGAAGCACTTGCAGAAAAATACGGAGCTAATCCGGATAACTGGGCACAATGCAAAGAAGAGGGAAAACAAACCAAAGAGGTTTGCGAAATGGTGTGCGGTGTGGAAACGTGGTCAGAAAAAGGATGGACTCGTCTTCATCGCGTAATTCGTCACGCACTTGCCCCTCACAAAAAAATGATGAGAATTGTTACTCACACGGGAATTGTTGATGTCACCGACGACCACTCTTTGATTCTGGCAAATGGTGAAGAAATTTCACCAAAAAATGTGGAGATTGGAACCAAATTGCTGCATTCCGCGTTGCCGTTGCCACAGCCCGCAACTGATGAAGTGCCATTGATCACAGTTGAACAAGCAAGAGTCATGGGGTTCTTCTTTGGAGATGGAAGTTGTGGAGACTACCATTGTGAGTCTGGCAACAAATGTTCATGGGCATTGAACAATGCATCCATGGAATTTGTCCAAAAATATCTTGAGCTTTGCAAAATTGCTTATCCGGATTTGGAATGGGTCTACAATGATACTCTGAAAAGCTCGGGCGTGTACAAAATTACTCCAAAGTCAAAAAAATATGGAAGTGTCGCGGAATTTGTAAGATCCTACCGGTCCATGATGTATTACAAAAAATGCAAAATCATACCAACAAGCATCATCAACAACACGAGCGAAGTTCGAGAAAGTTTCTGGAATGGAATGTACGACGCGGACGGAGACAAAGATGCAACTGGATGCATTCGTATTGACCAAAAAAATCAAATCAGCGCGGCTTGCATATGTTTGTTGGCCCAAAGTCTTGGATGGAAAACATCATTGAACACGCGTTCAGACAAGATGGACATTTACAGAGCGACAATGACAACCCGTGTTCAGAGAAAATGTCCCGATTCCATCAAGAAAATTGTGACATTGCCATTCCCGGCCGAAGAAAACGCGTACGTATACGATTTAACCACCGACAATCATCATTTTGCGGCTGGAATTGGAAACATGATTGTGCATAACACGGATTCTGTATTCTACACGTTCAACCTGACTCACACGGACGGAACCCCGATCCGCGGAAAGCAGGCACTGGAAATCACCATTGAGCTCGCGCGCCAGGTGGGCGACATGGCCTCCGCGTTCCTGAAGGCACCGCATGGATGGGTGTATGAAAAGACGCTCATGCCGTTCGGTCTGCTGCAAAAGAAGCGCTACTTCGGCATCCTGTACGAGACGGATCCGAACAAGGGCAAGCCAAAGAGCATGGGAATTGTGCTGCGCCGCCGCGACAACGCGCCCATTGTGAAGGACGTGTATGGTGGACTCATTGACATCCTGACGAAGCAGCAAGACCTGGAGGCGGCGATTAAGTTCGTGCGCGAGTCACTGCAATCGCTGGTGGACGAACGCGTGCCCATGGACAAGCTCATCATCACAAAGTCACTGCGATCCACCTACAAGAACCCGCAGCAAATTGCGCACAAGGTGCTGGCAGACCGCATGGGCAAACGCGACCCGGGCAACAAGCCGAGCTCGGGTGACCGCATCCCCTTCGTCTACATCCACAATGCCGACAAGAAGGCGCTGCAGGGCGAGCGCATTGAGACGCCGGACTACATTCGGGCCAAGCGTCTGAAACCGAACTACTCGTTTTACATCACGAACCAGATCATGAAACCCGTGGCGCAGCTCTTTGGGCTGGTGCTGGAACAAATGACGGCGTTTCGGCGAAAGAAGGCGCGCTTTTTGGAAGAACTGGAATCCGTGCGGAGCAACTGGACCGACAGTGACGACAAACTGCAGAAAAAACTGGACGACCTGCGGTTTCGCGAAGTGAAAGAGCTCATATTTGACGACTACCTGCGCCAAGCGGACAACATGGCGAAATCAAATAAGAGCATAACGGAATTCTTTAATGCCAAGAAAAAATGAATCAGCATAAACATACAGATGTAAATTATTTTTTATCTGGAACAAGGTTAATCAACATCGTCAACGCGACCTGGACCGGAACCGGAACCGGAACCTCTGGATCCAGTTGCTCCTCTCAATAAATCAAATGAAAACACAACAGAATCATCATTCACTGAATTCAATTCAAATCCGGGAATGTTTCTGCTGTTTCTTAACAGTTCATTGTAAAATGTGTTGATGTTGATTTCAGATTCAAGCGGAATTTGAATGCTTCGCTCATTTGTGGCATTGGCATTTGTGGCATTGGCATTTGTGGCATTGGCATTTGTGGCATTGGCATTTGTGGCATTTGTGGTTTGTCTAGAAACGGGATGATCAGTCAATAAATTATGCCTGCACGTGGGACACGTGTTGTTCATACGCAACCAATGTGCCAAGCTGTCAGAATTGAATATGTGTCCGCAATGCCTGATGCGCGACACCTGCTGCGCTGATTCAAACACATCATGTGTGATTGAACACAAGGTGTTGATTGGATTGACAATGTTTCCAAACACAACCGTTTCAATGCGTTCGGCCAATTGCGCCGGTGTCAGCCTGCGTTCTTCCGGCTGATTTATCATTCCAAACAATGCATTTATGATGTTATTTTCAAACGAAGCCGAAGGTTGGGGTTGTGGTTGTGGTCGTGGATATGGACGCGGTTGTTGTGTTTGTGGCTGGTGCTGTTGTGGATGGTGCTGTTGTGGATGGTGCTGTTGTGGATGGTGCTGTTGTGGCTGGTGCTGTTGTGGCTGGTGCTGTTGTGGCTGGTGCTGTTGTGGATGAGGGATGAGCAACCACGGATACGGGTTTGAATTGATGGAATTCCGATTGCCGTGCAGCACTTGTTCTAATACATGGTACATGTGATTCGCATGATACGTGAAATGTGTGTAACTTTGAATTAAACTTTCATACATTGAAAACAGTCGCGCATTATAAAATGGGATGCTATTTGCGTCATCCTGTGCCGGAAATGGTTGACCATGACCACCTGCTTGGTTCTGGGTTTGATTCTGGTTATTAGAAGAGTTCTGGTTCTGAGTCCTGGAATTTCGTCGATTAAAGCGCGGCATTTGTGTATAATTGTTGATTATACTATAACATTAACATATTTTTAAGCATTATCCCATTAAATAATTAAAAACAAAAAGGATACCTGCAACGGGCTTCGATCCTGTGTCTCCGAGGTTAGATAACCATCCTTTCGTTCGGACTATCTCCGCATTGAAGCGGACATGGTCATTTTGAGTTGAAATAGACGATGTTGGGGTCCCGGCGTTCTTCCGCTGAACTATGCAGGTTTAAATTACTCCATTCATTAGGAGGCTCTGGTGCACTAAATGCACCTGTGCGAGATTGTTGTAAGCATACCACCTGCCGGTATCGATCCAGCACCGTACTTTTAATGAGAAAGAGATAACCATCAGTTGTTCGGACCCACGTGAAGCAGGTCTAGGTGGTAACCGACGATGTTGACGTCCGCCATGGAGGTGGTTTGAAAGGTCGCTGTTTTACGTCGCTTAAGCTATGACGATAGGGTACTGTTAGATTTAATGTCTCCAACTAGACAGTGGTTAACTCCGTGAAGGGGTGTGGCTGCTTCTGCAAAGCGGACGAAGGTGAGGGACTGGCTTCGCTCCAGTGATCTCGGAGTTGATTTGGTTGCTGTTTTACGTCGCTTAAGCTATGACGATAGGGTACTGTTAGATTTAATGTCTCCAACTAGACAGTAGTTGATTTGGTTTCTGTTTTTATGGCGCACTTCCTCTGTGCTATGCGGGTGTATGTCTTGAATTGTGGCTCTAGTTGTAGTCTCAGTAGCCTTTGACTCCCTTTTGGAGGGTTTCTTGAATGTAATGCCCCCGACAGGTTTCGATCCTGTGACCTTCCGCTTATGAGGCGATAACCATCAGTCGTTCGGACTTGACTAAAGTCTAATGGAGTGACCGACGATGTTGTAGACGCTCTGCCGCTGAGCTACAGGGGCTTTTATTCGTGTGTTGGATTAATTTTTGGATGCACCCCTAGGAATTTGGTGATGTGGCGCACTACAGTTTGGGTTTTTTTTTGCAGTTTCAGGCTCGGAGTTGAACTTGGGACCTTCGTGTTGGGAATCAGGCTTCCAACCACTAGACCACACCGTTCATTGCGAACTGCTTGAAACAACATGCACCGAATCAATACACTAACATGACAACATTCCGAAATTTGTCTGAATGATCCTATACACGTGTTCATTTATGTTTATCAAGTTGGATGTTCTTGATGAACCCCTTTATGATTTTTTTGTGTGCGTGGTCGTCGTTTTCAATGTTTTTGTAAAGCTCCTTGCACAGTGTCAAATATTCAGTCTGCAATTTCTCTTTCGTTTCCCACCCGGGATGCACATCTATCCAGTCTTGAATGCGCTTGATTTGATAACAGGAAGTCAGATATATGAATTTCTTGATGTTTGCACAGTCGTCGTCCTTTTCCCACTCGTCGTTCTTCACGTACATGGTTTCGCGTTTTGCGTCCGTGCAGTGAATCGGACGCTTGTGCACGTCCATGCCCCGGAGGTTATTCACGATGATTGAGCTGACACCCTCAATGATGCCATTGTTCTTCGTAAATTCCAGATCTTCCAACGTTATGTTGAGAGATTTCACAAAATCGCTGAGTTTAATGGCGTCCTTGCACTCCGTATTCAAAAATACCTGCAAATTAAATTGTTGATTATTAGTGGTGTTATTCGTTGTGTTTATTACCGTATTTCTCTCTTTGCTCAATTCTATGAGCTGGGTTTGCAGCGTTTTGTTCTGCTCCATCAGCTGTTCCACCATATTCATCATGAAGTCGTTTGTAGTGGTTGTTGATGCAGATGATACATCGGATGATACGGCGGATAATGCAGTTGAATTATTCAATTTTTTAATACTTTTGATGGGAGTGGATTCCATCTCCATATCCATTTCAGACATAACAGTAATGCTGGTTGCATTTATTTTTTTCGCATTGTCTGCGCACTTCTGTTCATGATACCACAAACTGTTGCGAGCATCATAACCCTTTCCACAATTCGGACATTCAAATGCTTTTTTTGACCATTCAGCAATTAATGGCTTGTGTGTGCATTTTTTTTCATGATACCATTTACCATTGCGTGTGCCATAATTTTTATGACAATAATCACATTTGTATTTTTCGGATTTTTCCGAGTCATCTTCAGATATGCACGTTAGCACAAGCTTCAATTCATTTGTTAGAATTTCTCTCAACACGTCTTTTGAAATCCTGAAAAATTTTCGGTTGGGTTCTATGCGATATTGCATTAGATGATTGTGAATTTGTGTTTCAAGTTCATGTCCTTCATGCGTAATTATCAACGACTCAACCACAAAAGACGTTGGGACGCCGGTTGCTTGCATCGATCTTTTAATATGGTGTTTCCTCGTCCAACCAATTTTCAACACATCATTATCATAAGATGGGTTTGACATAATGTAAACATAATGGTCTTTCGGGTCGTTCATTGCATTCATAGTTATTATTAACTAATGTGTATATTATTTAAATTGGTTTACACGTTCTAAATATTCAAAACGACAGATCAGGATGCTAAATAAAACAGTCTGAATGCCAAAAAATACATTCTTAATGCTCAAAATTCGTTCTAAAAAGTCAAAAATACATAGAACGTTTTTTTCAACGCCTGGTGCCTTTTTTTAAGCTTTTTTTGGGACCCAAAAATGCACTTTTTTCGCCCAAAAATTTATGAGACCTGTATGCTCTCCTTTTTCTATTATTATTACATGAATTGATTTTGTTATTTTTTATTTTACTTTGTTCAAGACTCGAAAAAATTTTCAGGAAATGGACAAAAAAAATGTCCAAAAATCGATATGTCAAAACCTTTTTGCGCAAAAACGCGCGGCGCTAGGTGATTTGCGGAACTTTTTCGGGCGAAATAAACACACATCATTATGATGCGAACAAATGATAAAAATTGACTTTTGCAAATTGCACCTAGAGAGATAATATACGAAAATGATAAATAACATGGATGTGCGTTTGCAACGGTACTTATTTTTGCTATACCTTTATTAAAAAGGCATGGCATATGTGTTCACTTCGTACGGCGAAATTATAGATAAATTCACGATTTTAGAAATTAAACTGGACCACATAACGGACCCAAACAAACGAATGCACATTCTGCAGGATCTGGATGCTTTGACGCCGACCGTCAATGAACTGAAAGAGAAGGAGAAAGCGAGGGGAATTTTGGAATTGATTCAAGCCCTGAAAACCGTGAACGAAGCGCTGTGGTGCATTGAAGACTTCGTTCGGCTGAAAGAACGGTTGACACAGTTTGACGAGGAGTTCATTGCGTTGGCTCGCAATGTTTACACTCAAAACGATGAACGGGCTCGCATCAAACACACGCTCAATGTGTTGACAAACAGCCCTTTGGTTGAAGAGAAATCATACATCAATGGCAATTGCGCATAAGGCCGTTGACAATTCTGCAATGACGTTGTCCCACGAAGAAACCGCATTTTGCCGGAACGGTTTAACATGGGGATACCACAAGTGGTCGGCAGGTTTCCAGCGCCAGTCACACCCAATGGTCAACATGCACCAACACGGCACCTTCATTGTCCCGGCCAGATGGACCAAGGACGTGTCTGTGGTGATTACCAAATCCACTGCCTGTAATAAGGTGACAGTGTCCTTAAATGCATTGCCCGTATTGTCCAGCAATGGACCATAATTCTTTACATTGTGTGCATTCATAATTGCGGCTTCCTCTGGTAACACAGATTTTTGAACCGACATGAATTCAATTGTGTCTGCATGGCGCTGAAATAAGGGTATTAATGACGCCAGCGGAATGGACCGGTTAAACCGTTCCATTGCATTCATTTTATTCCCGCACCAGTTGATGATGACATTTTTCTTACATGGTTTGATGTAGTTTTCAATCAATAACGTGTTCCCTTTCACGTGCTCTAAATAATAATCATTGTGCACCATGTCATAGTTCAACTTCAAATGCACGAATAGCATGTTTATATTGGTGTGGTAGTCGTATTTTTTGGGTGACATTTTAAATGCGGAAAATTGTATGACCTGCAAGTTGGGCACACCTAAGAACGCTTCATGCAACATCCAATGCAGTTCATCGTTGACTAAATACATGATGTTGTTTTCCAATTGGGCTTCACATACCCGTCTTATGAATCGGCTATGCATGATTATGTCCCCGATGCCCCCGGAATTGTAGATGAGCAAAGTTTTATTCCGGTCCGCTGCTTTAAAATAGGACATCATCTCCGGAGAAATATTGGGACCCATGACCCGTTGCAAATAAGGCATTAGTGTTTCAACATTCGTGTATTCTTTTCTGCCCAACAATGCAATGCAATGCATCATTTTGGCATGAATGAACAATTCGGGTGAAATGGTGCCGTGTGTGATCGTGAGTTTGTGCACATACGGATTTTCCATCCCCATTGTTTGACATGTGACCTCGTACGCACAATACATCTGCAGCACATCACTTGCATTCATGTGAGTGATTGCAATGTCATTGTGTTTTTCGGCCAGTATTTTCAGCAATTCATGACAGTTTTCAAATTCACCGTCATCAAAATGGTTCATTGCTTTTGCAAACATTTCTCCGTCGTGCATGATTGATAAGTATTAATAATAACATTAATGATTACCGCGATTTTAATACACTTTTACACCATATCATTTGCACCTTTTTCGTTTAAATGCCCATCAAAATGTAATGGATTTCTCTCGTTTGTTAATATCCAAAGATGTAAAAAGGGCAATGCATCCGGTGTGTTGTCCGCCAACGACGGATCGTATATCCATTTTCATGGATGCTGCCAATGAAAGAAGAGAGAAATTCAATAAATATTGCAATCAAACAGAAAGCATTGAAAGACCGAAGGCAACGTGCAATGGAATGAATATGGTTAATCCGTAGTAATGTAGATAGAATGAAACGTTAAAACGTAAATTTCATCCAGACATTTTGATGTCCTTCTAATATTTTCTTAAAATTTTTTTCAATTAATTTATTTTTAATTTTATCATAATTGCATTTTTCGGGATAATCTGCTTCAAATATAATCAATCTCAAATTGTCATAAAAATTTGGATTTTCATCAAAAAATACTTCTAAAAATCCTTCACAATCTGCCACAAGAACATTGAATTTCAAATTGTATTTATTTGTGATTTCATCCAAAGAATAGGATGGTATTTTGGTGTCATTGGATTCTATAAATGTCGCACCATATCCACCATACCAATTGTCTAAATTAGTTAAATCCAATTTTTTATTGCTGATAAATCCTTTAACAATATTAAACTCACAATTGTTGCTATTTCTATTTTGTTCCAACGCATTCCATACTCTATCATCTGGTTCTACCACAACCTGATTGTTTTTGTCATTTAATTTAGAGTTAATTGTGCAAGAAACTGAACCGTAACGAGCACCCAATTCTAAAACAACATCATTTCCTAAAACATATTGATTTGCTAATTCTTGTTCATGTTTCTCCATGTGTTCTGTGTCAACTTTATTTCCGTGCATATCCACAATGTTCATTCTTAATATATAGTTTTGTGAATTATGTAATAAAATTACAAAATAATTAACCTAAAATTACGCATTTGCAATGCACTGATGACGACTGTAATAAAAAAGAAAACACCGAAACAACGAAACAACTAAATTTAAAACATATATTAATTTAAAAATACGTATAAACACAACCCAATGCATTAAAGCATCGTCAAACAACGCAATGACCCAACGGTATGATGTGTACAAAGACAAGGGTCTGAGCGGGTTGGCCAACATGGGCAACACATGTTATGTAAATGCATGCCTGCAAATTCTGTCACACACTTATGAATTAAATGATTTTCTCTCAAAGAATGGTGGTGAATACAAGGCGCGCCTGAACCACAAGGTGGATTCCGTGTTGCTGCACGAGTGGGACAAGCTGCGTATGATGATGTGGACCGATAACTGCATCATTTCACCGGGCGGGTTCGTGTCGGCGATGCAGAAGATTGCGAAATTGAAACACATGGATCTGTTTTCCGGGTTTCAGCAGAACGATGTGGCCGAGTTTCTCATGTTTCTGATGGACTGCTTCCACACGGCGCTGGCTCGCGAGGTGGAGATGAAGGTCCGCGGGGTTGCGCACAATGCCACCGATCGCGCGGCCAAGGAGTGCTACGAAATGATGGCGGGTATGTATAAAAAACAGTATTCGGAAGTTCTGAACATTTTCTACGGGGTGCAGGTGTCCATGATTGAATCACTGGATCGGGGGGCTTCAACCAATGCAAAGGTGTTAAGCACGAAACCGGAGCCTTTCTGCATTTTGAATCTGTCGTTTCCTTGTAGCGGTAATAGTGGTAACAGCGGCAACCTCAATGCATTTAGGGCGGTGTCGCTGTTTGATTGCCTGGACCATCACTGCGCACCCGAGGTGTTGAGCGGGGACAACGCGTGGTTCAACGAAGCCACGGGACAGAAGCAGGACGTGCAAAAACGGTTGTCGTTTTGGAGCCTGCCGAACGTGCTGATCATTGGATTAAAGCGATTTGAAATGAACGCGCGCGGACAGTCGCGAAAAATCCAGGTGCCGATTGACGCGCCGTGCACTCGCGCCGATTTTTCCAAGTACGTGCACGGATACAATCGGGAGAGTTACGTGTATGAACTGTTCGGAGTGTGCAACCATCACGGCGGATCGCCGATGGGGGGGCATTACACCGCCACCATCAAGAACGCGAACGGGAAATGGTACGGTTGCAACGACACCATTGTGAAGGAAGTTCCGCTCGCGGGCGACTCCATTGTGAGCAATTTGCCTTACTGCCTGTTTTATCGCAAAATCAAAGAATAATAATATTTTATAATTTTATACATAACATACATATTTACCATAATACACAAATTAACATTAGGAAATGAATGTTTCATATGATTCTGTAACCGGAATTGGGCAAAACCCATTGGAATACATCAATGCTGCCCAAGGCACGTCAACCAATGGGAAGCTGATCATGCTGGCAGTTTTGTCAGTCACCATATTGTTGTATTACATTATATTTGCCACGGTTCCGGGGGGCACCGGGACCACCGGGCCCTCTCCTGTGACCGGGGGAGCCAAACTGCTGGAAATCATCATGTGGGGCACGTTCATTGTGCTGCTGATGATTAACGGGTATCAGTATTTTTTCAATGTGAACATTGTGACCAGCGTGCAGGACCTGTTCAGCGACAAGCCGAAAGTGGACATAACGGTGCAGCAGCCGGAGGGCGACTCCGAAACCAGTGTGCCCGAACTGCGGTATTTTAAGCAGGTGTTCCATGTGCCGGGGAATGAGTACACGTATGACGATGCGAAAGACGTGTGCAAAGCATTTGACGCGCGGTTGGCATCGTATGATGAAGTGGAGAAGGCTTATAACAACGGCGCGCAATGGTGCAGCTACGGATGGTCGGAAAATCAGATGGCGCTGTTTCCCACGCAGAAAAACACGTGGAAGAAGTTGCAAGGAATTAAGGGGCATGAAAACGATTGCGGGCGTCCGGGCGTCAACGGCGGCTTCATTGCGAACCCGGACGTGCAGTTCGGCATCAACTGCTACGGGTTCAAGCCGCAGATCACCGCGGCGGAAGCGGACGATATGAAGAACGCCTCTATTTATCCTAAGACGCTGAAAGACATAGAGAAGCAGCAAAAGGTGGCGTACTGGCAGACGAAGTTGAGTGACATCCTGGTGTCGCCGTTCAACAATGACGTGTGGAGCGCCTAGAATAATAATACATAAAATAATACAATACATTATGCACTTGGTGCATGATGTGTTCAAGGTTAATAGGATTATTACATGGGCACCATCATACGCGCATCTGCGGCCTTGGGCCGGACGTGGGTGCTGTTGCCGTTGAACCAGTTGTCCAGCAGCTTGGCTGAAGGTTGCTGCGCCGCAGGTTGCACCGGTCTAGAGGTGTGAATGTTGATGGCGTCGTTTCCGGTGAACATGGCCTTTCCGCCGAAATTGGTTGAAGTGCGGTTGTTGTTGAAACTGCCGTCCAGCAGTTTGGGCTCGGGTCCGGATCCAAAAGAGAGAGACATTAGAAATGTTGAGCGGGGTGGGGTTTTCAAAGGGGGTTATGATATGCGTTAAGATTTTATTTTTATATTGAAATAATCACTAAATGATTTCAATAAATCATGCACGCTTATATCTGCGCCGGTTGTATCTTTTCATTGACTTGGTGCGTTTCACGCGCTTGGTCTTGCGGCGACTACGAATAAGACGACGACTACGACTTCCTCCTCTCCCTTTCATCATCCTCGTAAATATCTCACGTGATTTTTCATAAATTTTGAACGCTTCGTTGTTTCCGGAACTGGAAGCATTATCATAATTCATGATAAGTTCAACCATATCATCCGGATATTTTTGTTGCAATGCGCCGTCATCAATCATCCCATGCTCATCAATGAGTTTTAACAACGTGAACCCATTTTTGGTTGTCATTTTTAAATCCGCATTGTTTAGTTCTGATTTTACCATTAGATTTACTTTTGGAAGAGACAATTCATATAAGTTACATATGATGCGGTTATCATTTACATGAAAACTCACCATTTGCAATAATGGGGGGGGGGACATGCGAATTCATCGTTTCTAAATACAATACAATCGGAATATCTGCATACGTAAAATGAACCGCTGCATTATCCCCCCATGAAACATTGCAATTCACAGTGATACTCATTTCAAAAATTTAGAGAGTGTTTATAAATTGTTATATATTATATTGCATTATAATATATAATAAACCGTAAAAATTTTAACGGCGGCCACCAAGAGGCAGACCCATGGATGCGGCTTCAGAGCGGGTAAGCGCACCGGCATTGTTGGCAGCAACCTGGGCGGAATGGGTGGGATTGGCTAAATATCCGCTGTTGTTCATGGTGTATCCGTTGGACACGTAGTTTTTGGCGGAAACAGCGGAAGGCTTGGACGCCGAAGGCGTAAAAGTCAAGGAGGCGGAGAGGTTCAAAGGCATTTTTATAAAATACAATAAGATTTTATTTTTAAGCAGAAATTCGCTAAATTCATTTTCGCCTTGTTTTTTTCGCATCATGCCCGTTGGAACGTCGTTTTTTAGTTGCATTATGAGATTTGCGTGAGTCACGCGACGACATGTCACACACGAACGCGCATTCGGGAGCCATTCCGCAGTCGTCATTGTCATCATCGCAATTGCAAATCGGCCTTGTCTGTTTAGAATTATTTGTGGTTTGGGTTTGGAACACTGGATGAAAGGGGGAAACGAGTTCTTTGAACTCGGAGGTATAGTTGTTTGGGTCAGTGAACATGATGCAATGATGTTGATAATATATTATGAACATGTTATAATTTTAAATGAAATGCACATAAAAACAATTTGTTAATGCAAAGAAACACGCTCATAAGATGAATCAACCACATAACAACCATTCGGACATTCGTATTCAGCATCAGAATGACGGTACGATCCAATGGGTGCCTGCACCCCCGGATTTTGCGGCGGCATATCTGCATTACAAATCCAGACCGGCCTACAGTCCCGAAGTCCCATCAGATTATAATAACCAATTCATCGTGTATCGCGAGAGCAACGACTGCTACATGCCGACCCGCATTCAGCGCACCGACACGTGGGAAGCCTATCCCATCATGGACTGCGCCGACGTGAAAGTTTTTTTGCAGGATGCGGAACCAGTGAACTGGCACCCCGCGCGCAACTATCAGATGTGGGCCTTCCGCGACTTCATTTACGACTCGGCGCGCCCCGTGCGCAAGTTCTACGCGTCCAAATATTCGTCGCATCTGTTTTTCCAGCGAGGGTCATCCGCCCAATCCGTGACCGACATTGACATTGACGGCCTGCCGCCGAACATCATCTTCTCCATCTCGCGGAATGATAACGGGAGCGTGTATTACGAGAGAAATGACCCGCGGGGAACGAGGGTGCGGATCTGCGATCACGAGGGCGCGCGCTCCGGGTTTCGCGGGTTTTACAATCGTATCACTATGGACCCGGGCATCATTGTTGTGTCACCAACACAACATCAAGCACTCACTCAGCCAGTTCTTTCATACACATCATCTTCTGCGGTTCCATTACAGCTGCCGCCTTTAATTAGTGCAACTCCAACCAGCGTGGAAGAGGATCAGTGCATCATGTGTTATGAAAACAGGAAGAACATTACATTTAGCCCGTGCGCACACAATATCACATGCAGTGTGTGCTACATTAAGCTAGTTAAGCCGCGAGAGTGCCCGGTGTGCAAACAGACAATTGAATCATTGGTCGGACACGTGTAGAACCTAAAATGTAATTTCAAATTTGGAAAGAGCAGAGGAGGGTTTACGGGACCCAAGGCACGACACGACTGCACTGACATTAGGTTCCCGTACGTCGTATTTCGGGCACCAGTTTTGCGGCGGCATCGCGTTTGGCGCGAATGTGCTGCATGATGGCCGCGGCCTGCGGTGGTGGGCAGCACTCGGACAGCGCCTCACCCAAGAATGAGAGCGTGATTGCGGGCGGCTGTTTCACGTTGAACGCGAATTTCAGAGTGCCGTCCTTGATTCGGACGGTGGCGTGCGACAAATTATTGTTTGCCACGTGCGTAAGAATGCTGGATTCCACCTCGTTGCGGGACTCGCGCAGCTCGCGCACCTCGTCATTGATCTGCCTAATGTTGTTGTCTAGATGCACCCAGCGCTGAATGCGCTGTTCCAACGTTAGTGCCGATGACGTTGGCGGTTGTGGTCCCGACCCTGGTTGTTGGGGTTGTGCCATTATTATTTTATTTATTAATAAAAAATGTTTATATGTTTATTTTAATATAAAGACAAATCATAATTCAATAATGGGGTGAGAGTCCTAGACACGATTTTTTCTTAATATCAAATATTTATTAAGAAAATCAAATACCTTTTAAAATGATTTATACGTTTACTGACCGCCGCAGCCGATCTCAAGAGGCACGCGCATCAGGTCGGGTGCGATGGTGGTGTTGTTCCAGGGGCCGACGTTGAGCTGGGGGTTGGGGGGCTCGGAGCGAACCTGGAGGTTGGCGTTGCGCAGGGTGTTGCCGATGGTGTCAATGCCGATAAGGGCGCCGGCACTCAGGAGGTTGACTCCCTTAAGGTCACCGGCTCCGGTGGGGTTGAGCTGGGCCCACTGGCTGTTGACGTCCTTTGGCAGGAGCTCCAGGGGGTCCACGGTCTGCTGGGGGGTGCAGCTGGGGGGCAGACCCTGCATGGTGGTGCCGGTTCCATTGGAGGGCGCGTATTGTATGTTCTCTAAACCAGTGGAGGGGAACACGTTGCCGATGTCGGCGGTGTGTTGGCCGGCGGCCTGTTGGTAGTACTGCTTGCGTTTTTGGGCACTCAGGGTGTTGGGATTAACGAGCTCCATGCCTTCGGATGAAGCCTTGTACTGAGACAGCCCCCAATACAACACGATTGCTCCTAAAAGTATCACAACAAAGTGATTTTTAAGCATGTATACTAAATTGTGCATTGTGATTTGTTTGTTATATAAAATTGATGATAAAATATTTTTTTGGTTTGTAACATTAATAATAATAATAATTATGATAACAATGATAATAATGACCCCACTAATTGCAACTGAACACGCTATCATCGCTGTCGCTGTCGCTGTCTTCCAGCATGTGCGCAGATTTAATTTGTTTGGCCTCTAAATGCGCAGCAATTGCGTTTTTCTTAAGTTCTTTGGCTTTTTGTTTTGCGAGGCGATAGAGGTTGTAATACACTTCGGTTGGTTTTTTCAATTTGAGATGCATGTGTTCCAGTTCTTCTAAAACATCCAGATTCACTTCTTGCATTTGCATTGAATCATTTGCGTTTGGTTCTGTCACTGGTCTTGGCTCTTCTGTCACTGGTCTTGGCTCTTCTGTCACTGGTCTTGGCTCTTCTGTTACTGGCTCTTCTGTTGCTGGCCTTGGCTCTTCTGTCACTGGCTCTTCTGTCACTGTCATTGGCTCTTCTGTCACTGTCATTGGCTCTTCTGTCATTGATGCCATGGGTGAAAGTGCCGGTATTGCAGTGGTTGCGGCGGTTGCCGACGGTTTGCGAATGACGCACGACTGAAAAATGGGCACATTGGAGACGAGAAGCACCTGCTTGAGCGTCACTTCCAGTTGAAAACTGCGCGACGTGAATTTGATGCCCTGAAACTCGAGCACGGTGTACATTTGGTGTTCTGCCTTAATGTGGTCAACCGAAACCGGGCGCTCGTTTTCGTCAAACACGGAACAGGATTGGGTTCCTGCTAAATGCTTGGCGGGCTGGATGTGGGCCCGTATCAGGTAGTGCTTGCCGCCTTTGTAAGGTCGCACGGGGGACGTGAATCCCGCCTCAATGTCCGATTTTTCCAGGTCGGCGCTGATCCACGTGTTGCGTTTTTCGTAGATGAGGCGAATGGCATCTGCTTCCAGCGCCTCCAGCCACTCCAAAAATGAGACGTCATGACTGCTAAACTGGAGGTCAATGTATGGACGCTTGCCGGGAACCACGGCCTGGCGAGACGTGCATTTCGGTGTTTGGATGTACAGAGGTGCGTCTTTGTAATACAGCATGGCGAAGTAGGCGCCACCCTGCAGGCCGTTCGGCGGGGCTAAATGCAGCCGTGTATGTTCAAATGCGGCATCTGGCAAATGCACCTGATCGGACATGAGTTTGAATCGCGTTGAACGTATTTATTTTGAGTGGTTGCTGTTGCAGCATTTAGAGAAAATAAACACGCAATAATGACGTATATTTTTTAGCACAGTGATATAAAAAATATAAAGCATAGACCACAATAATAAATCACAAAGTAAAAACCCCACATTCATAAATAATAAACTTCAAAAAAAATGATGCGAGAGAAGATAATAGATCAGTGCCTGCAGGTCATGAAGCGGGACGATGTGAAGCGCGAATTGAAACAGCTGTTCCATCCCGTGATTGATTTAATCATGCAGGAGATTTATCCCTACATATATCTCTCGGTCATTTTCGTGCTCATCAGTTTTTTGCTGACTCTGGGCATCTTCGTGCTGTTGATGCGCACTTCGTTTCTGCACAACCACATCGTCCATGTCGGTGGTCACATCAATCCATTGGTTTGATGGTCGGTCGGTCACATCAATCCATTGGTTTGATGTTGCGCGTGGCATCATCGGTTGGACCCATATTCATTTTCTCAAAATTTTTATAAACTGTGATGGCATGAGGTGTCATGATTAGCAATAGACCCAGCAACCACGTGTTGGAAAAAGCCATTGGATTGTTCGTTATGCTGGAGACATAGGAAGTCATGAATGTCATTAAAATGACAATTTCAGAAAGTATCCAAAATGATGCGGATGCCGGTTTAATGTCGTCCACATTAGTGGTATCAATGAGTTGAATATATTCTGCATTCAAAATGATGGATGACAAATATAACCCGAGTAACAAACAAATGACAAAAATTCCAAATTTAGGCATGTTTGTCATGTTTGGTGAAATCAAAAATCCAAGTATACACACTAAATATAACGTGATGCATGAATCCTGAATGATGGAAGAAATTGCGATCATGCTGTCACTGGTTGCAACATCCATTATCCATTTGATGATAAATCCGGCAAGCGGAAAGTATTTCAATGTTGATAACACTGATGACTGCATTATTGTGGTTCGTGGTTCGAGATTATAAATATGCTATATGATGATTACGATTGTGTGATTATGTGCGATTGCAAACCTATTATATTAATGGTTAGATATTTTTAAAAAATAATACAAACATCAATGGCATAGAATGTATTCGTCAATAAAGTATTAAATAATCTTAATATATAGTAATATAATTATAATCAAATACAGCATGAGCAAGTATGTGCTAAAAGCCGATCATCCGCTCATTCCGAGAGAGCAAACGTTTGCGATTGATCGCAAATTGATGAGCGTGCATTCTGAAGACCGCGACATCAACAAATGGCCGAACGCGAATCATTTTGAACTGCAGTTGCCGCAAACATACACCAACGTTGAAACGCTTGCGCTGGTTGAATACAATTTCCCCATAAATTATAACACATTTTCAACCCAAAATCAAAACACGATCATTACTGTTTACGTGGATATTTTGGGAACTTGGGGGGCAACTCAGCCTCCGCTGACCATAACAATTGAACCCGGATTTTACAGTCCGACTCAGTTGGCGATCATGATGGAAAACAAACTTAATTTAGCAGTGCGAGCATTGGATCCAACTTTGTCGTATCTCACAAATTACAGCAGTTTTAAGGTGTTTTATGACGAGGTTCGGCAGCGGTTGCTGTTTGGCAACGTGTCGGATCCATTCACATTTATTTACAACGTTCCTGAAAGTTATAACAGCGAACCCTGCTACACGTCATGCCCTCCCGCACAAACCCAAACGGCGCAACCGAGTGCCACCAGCCGATGGAACCAGTACACGAACTGGGGACTGGGATACAATCTTGGATTCATCAAATACAATTGCGGACAGTGCGGTTCCATTGCAACCACGCAAAGTGCAAACACTGCCACTGCTTTGCCAGTGATTGGTGATCAAAATGCGTATTATCTTCAGTCCACTACAGTAAATAATTTGGGCTACACGTGGCTGCCGGTTGGATCTGGCAATACGGGTTACGTGCTGACTCCGCCGAACCCGCCCAGCCTGAACGGCGATTCGGTGATGTACATGGAACTTGATAAATGCAATTACCAGGATGAAATGCAGCCGTATTCGGAACACACCAACAACAGCCGAAACAACGATTATAACGGTATAGTAAATGCGGCGTTTGCCAAAATTCCGATTTTGACAAAACCAACTAAAATCATTTCATTGTTGGAATATCAGTATGGCAATGAACCACCGGACACGGCGGAAGGCATGTCCTCATTTTTTCCACCTCTAGACAAGTTAAGCAAATTTAAATTCAAATTTCGGTATCATGATGGAACGTTGGTGGATTTTGGCGGACAAAATTTTAGTTTTACAATTGCGCTCTACTGCTATCGCGACGAAATTGCGCGTTCCAAGCATCTGCGCATTCCTTATGTGTCTACAGGACAATGAACATGCATTTTCATTTTTTATTTTTCACAGGGGTGGTGGTGGACCACATTTCCAGTATTCGCAGGTCACACGTTTTCCAGTCTTCTTTGAATCCGCGAAGAGAGACGAACGCAGGGGTCTTCATTTTTGGATTTTTGTAATAAATGTAGGGGCCGTACTGTCCGGTGCGCACACTGGTGCTGGCATTGATTTCGCGCAATATGGACAGATTTGCAGTTGTGGCTGTTGCATTTGTCTTTGTGTCTATGGCAGATGATTCAATGCAGCGCACTGCATCATCATACGAGCACGGCACGTCGTCCACATTCATTGCATTTGCATTCGCATCATTTGTTGTATCATTTGGTTTGGATTTAAGATGCGTGAGAGATTTTTTCTGGTCACCCCATGTCAAATATGGACCATATTTTCCGGTGCGCAGAAACAGATCGTCGCCGTTGTATTTTCCGAGCAGTTTACACAGATTTTTTGGGGTTTCCTTTTTTTGGGTTTCCTTTTTTGGGGTTTTTAATTCATTGGATCCATTTGATTCGTTTGATTCGTTTGATTCGTTTGATTTGTTTGATTTGTTTGGCAAATGTTTGGAATTCAAATTGTCAAGTAAGCGGTCCACGCATGACAGGCACTCGCCGCACACATCGCCCCACGGTTTTTCGCCGGATGACACCTGATCCAGTTGCTGCTCCATGCGTTTGGTGTAATTGTAATCAAACAGCTCGGTGAAATGGGCGCATAAGAATTCTATCACCGCACGGCCCAGTGGCGTGATGACCAGGCGATTTTTTTCGTTGCCGAATTGGCGTTCTTCCGCGGACTGGGTTAGAACGCCGCCATCCAGTTCATAGTTAATGCAGTTAACGCGGCGGCCGGTGACGTCCTGTTTTGCAACATAGCCGCGCTCCTGTATTTTGTGCACGAGGCTGGAAAACGTGGAGGGGCGCCCGATGCCGCGCTCTTCCAGCATGCTCACGAGTGACGCCTCCGAATAGTGCGACTTCAGTTCGCGAATGTTCATGCGGGACTGCAGTTTATTGTATTTGATGACCGCGTTGTGTGCAATGGCCTGTAAAAAAGACCAATGGGTTGCGTCTTCTGTTTTGGGGTTAGAGACAATGCGCCAGCCCGCAAATTCGGTGCGTTCCACTGAATACCGGTAGTCGCGCCCTTCGGGGGCCGAAATGCGCGAAGTCAGCGTCTTTCCAGTGCACGGCGCCATGCACGTTTCGGCCGAGTGCCGCCAAATCATGCGATAAAGGCGCTGTTCTTTGGGGGTCATGGTGTCCGGAACGGCGGCACAGTGCAGCGACGTGACGTGCACCGCTTCGTGGGCTTCCTGCGGCTTCACCGCGTCTGGTTGCGCGGAGTCGTCCATGTCGTCCATGTCGTCCATGTCGTCCATGTCAACCACTGCGACCGGAGTCCTTTTCTTTTTAATCACTATGCGTTTCTTTTCTTCTGGCTTGGCTTTTTTTTCTGGCTTGGCGACCTCATCCCCAATTCCCTTGTTGTATTTATCGCCCCATGTTTCCGTGATGTAAGCGCGGGCGTGCTCCAAAAATGGTTCCGAATACGCACGGCTGTCGGTGCGCGGATACGTGATGTATCCCCCTTCATACAAATGTTGACACGCCATCATGGTGTCGGCCGGTGAAAAGTTCAGTTCATTGCTGGCCTGCTGCTGCAGCGCACATGTGGTGAGCGGCTGCGGTGCCGGTTTAGAAAACGGGCGCACCTCGGGCGCGCGAATGACGTGCTCGTGCGCGGCGGATGCGAGCAGGAATGCGGAGCAGGCTTCGGCGTTATCGTGCCCCTTGCTGAGCTCGTATTTCAAATTCAGTTTTGTGAAATAGCCCACCGTGTCAAAAATGATGGTTCCCTCGGTTACATCAATGGCGCTTTGGTTGTCGTAAATGATGCGCAGGGCCGGGGTCTGGCAGCGCCCGGCCGACAGCGATGAGCTGCCTTGATTAACAGGAATTGGAACATGGGCCCACAGGGTGGGCGTGATTTTGAATCCGACCAGCATGTCCAGCGCCTGACGGGCGATTTGCGCGTGGACGGCATCCATGCTGAGCAGCTGGGGCGACTGTATTGCGCGTTCCAGAGCGGGTTTAGTGATTTCGTTGAACACGACGCGCTTGGTGGTGGCAACGGGGAGGCCGAAGAGGCAGCACGCGTGGTACGCGATGCCGGCGCCTTCGCGGTCGTTGTCCGTCATGAGATACGTTTCTTTGCACTCCCCCACGAGTGCCCGTATTTTTTCAATTTGGTTTGTTTTAGAGTCCACGTTGTGAAAATGGGGCACGGCGGTGAATGTGGTGTCAATGTCCTTCAATGAAGACAGCTCTCTCAAATGCCCGAACGTGGCCACGCAAACGTATTTGTCCGCGCCCAGATGAGAGACGATGGTGCTGCATTTGGCAGGGGATTCCACGATGAGCAGGATCTTATTTTTATTTCGCGATGACATGAACGTATGATAACATATAATGCAATGCATTATATATTTTATATTGATTTTGCATGTATTTAAAACCTCAATTTTATTGAATGTGATTTTGGGCTAAAGTTAGTCCGGATTTGCGCCATTAATGATGACATTGGTTGTGTTGATTGCATTGGCGGCTTCATTAGTTGCATTGGCGCTGGGTCCGCCGGGTCCATTGGATTTAAATTATTAAAATTCATCGGTTTTATTTTAGGTTTAATATTTATCAAAGGCACACTGAATATGTGACTAGCCCATTGCACAAATCCAGAAATCCAACCATACACGGAATGAGTTTTAATGAACTGGGCATTCGTCAATAGCATGAAATCAAATAAGGTTTCTTTGATTGCAATGTCCGAATTGGGATATGACAAATGAACTGGGGTGGTTGGAATGAGACGATTGATGATTTTTGGATGAAGCCTATTTTTCAAATATTGTTTGAATAGCACCGAATCGGTGAGTATGTGTAAATTAGGAGACGTCATCATGTTTTCATTTATAATGTCAAATAACTCGTTGTAATACATTGAATTTGATCTATGTCGTATGATATCATAATCACCCAATCTAAAATGAATAATTGAATAATATTTGGGGATTTTAAATGCATTGCGCATTTCATTAAAATACTTTTTAAATTCATCATTTGGAAGCAATATGGAACACATAAACTGTTTGCTTTCAACTGATGGGGATTCATTATGATTATCTGAATGGTTGGTGGTTATTAAAATGGGATTGGGATCGCGACTCAGCGCATGATCGCGAAGTTGATTGACAATGAAATCGGCCGGTGGGTTTATTGCATGGATTATTTTGGACTCATTTTGAATGACGTAATTTGAGTGTTCATGTGGGCGTGAAATTAAAAACTGCGACACTGGATGCAGTTGCGTGTCCACAATTAGGTTAAACTTCATTTGTTGCGACAATTTGTGCAAATAAATGGTGCCACGCAACAAATCACCAAATCCTGCATCTAAATTTTTCATCCAAACCATGATGACAACATTGGACATGTTTATTAATTCATATACATACATGAATATTAAAAATGAAACATTACAACTTATCGCCGTCGGGTTGCGCTTCGCATTCGTCTCCGGCTTCGCATTCGTCTCCGGCTTCGCATTCGTCTTCTGGAACTGCGTATTCGGCCGCCATAACTGCTAGATTTGGCTTCAAATGTGTCATTTACAAATTTTGCGTATCCAAGGGTGTCAATGATGGATTGCATAACCGATGTCAACACTTCAACCCTGCAGTCTGCTGCACATATTTGAGACATGTGATCCCTAAAAAACGGTTTTAGTTTTTCATTGATAGAAGAAACAATTGAATCAGTTGGCGCAGCCTTTATAGCAATCCAATTAAAAGATGGAGCACCAAACAACCCAGGTTTAAATCGCACATGCCGACCATCATTGTTTTTAATTTGGGTTATTATTCTTTCCATTGTCTCTCTCTTTAACATCGCATCAATGTTTGGTGGATCGGACTCGCACGCCGTTTTGCATGAGCCAGATTCAACTATGACTTCTGCAATCTGCCTTGATAACAGTTTAATTGCACTCATGTTTCCAAATATATACAGTGCATATATATTTTAATTATTAATTTTTTTACAAATGGGTAATATTGGGTTGTTGTATTCATGTGGAAGGGGGCGCCGCCTTGTACTGCTTCCACGATATTTTTTTAGCAGCGGGCAAAGATGCAGTTCCAGAAGATGAAGACCCCGAATGCAGTTGGTCAAGTTTGTCGGATTTTTTTAGCGCGCTGTCAATGTAAATTTGTTTGAGCAGTTGCCCGACTTCAACCGACGCTTCGTGCTGACCCACTTTGCCGTCTTCAATCATTTTCAGCACGCCCAACAACTGCCCTAAAATTGTCAAATCAATCTCATCCTTTTTGACCTTGTTGTAAATGTCAGTGTAAGTGTTGAATAAAAAGGTGCACCGTTTCACGCACATCATGTCAAATTGTTCAGGATGGGTTCTGGCCAGGCGTGCGTAGTCATGCTTCAAATTGAGCAGGGTGGCGACATCCGCATGGATGAGCATGCTGTGTCGCAGATCGCGTATTTGAGAGGTGTTGTCGGCGGCGTCATTTGCGTGAATCATTTTCTCCAACTGGAGGCGGTCCATGCTGTTCATTATAATTGAATGTTGTAAATTATGATAATATAATAATATTAACAATGCAACGATTTTAAATGCCTTTAAAAAAATATAATTATATTGCATAATAATAATTATAATACAAATATACAAATAATAAATGACTCCAACTCCAACTCCAACTCCAACTCCAACTCCAACTCCAACTCCAACTCCAACTCCAAATAGTCGCACGCCATTGCATGCTACGCCAACGATTGTTCCTTCAAATGGTAGAGATGTCATACCTGTAACCGTTTCCACTACGACATCTGAAAGCATAATTGCAGCCGGCCAAAACCGAAGTGCTGCTCACAATGCATTGGTGTTAAGTCAGACGGGCAGGAGAGTTGGCGGTGGCAAGCGAAGCAAGCGAAGCGACCATAAAAAGCGATCCCGTAAGTCTAAGCGAAGCAAGCGAGCCCGTAAGTCTAAGCGAAGCAAGCGAAGCAAGCGATCCCGTAAGTCTAAGCGAAGCAAGTCCAAGCGGGGTGGCCAGCCAACCCCAACACCAAGTCCAAGTCCAACGCCCAAACCAACGGTGCTTGTGCCGCAATTTTTGGGAGCACACAATGCTGGTGCAAATGGAAACAGCTTAAGTAGCAATCACGTGGCAATGATAGCGGGTGCGCAGGCGGCGCTTGATAATCCCAATGCTGCACCATCATCATACAGTGTATACTAGTTTGCCATAAATGCACAATGCACAATGCACAATGATATAAATCCAAATGCAAAATAAAATTATATTTGGATTTTATAGTGATATAAATCAAATGCAGGCAGTCGCACCAGTCGCACCAGAAGTACCAGAGAATTTTGGTTCGGATCCGCCATCAAAAATATTAACCTATGCGCAAGCGCTTTTAATAATCCTGTATTTTGTTGGACTTGACGTCGGCGTGTTCATGCTGATTTACATTAAGAGCGTCAAAGACAATTGGCCAAAGTTCCGGTGCAGTCCAATTTACATGGCGACTGCATCAATTTTTGACATCAAAACTGAAGAAAATTTTGAACAGTGCATACAAAGCATGCAGACTGGCTATATGAGCATCCTGATGGAACCCATAAATTATTTAATGTCGGCAACCACGAGCACTGTTGGTGGGCTGACATCCAGTTTGAACGACATTCGCGATTTCATGAACAATTTTAGAAACAATTTGACGGGAAGCATTCAAAACATTTTCGGCGTGTTCTTGAACATGCTCACCCAGATTCAAATCATGGTTATCAAAATCAAGGACATGATGTCCAAGAATGTCGGCATTATGACGACCATGATGTACACGTTGGACACCAGCGTGCAAACAATGGAAAACACGTGGGCCGGTCCCATCGGCAAAACGGTGCGCGCATTATAGTTATGGGCTTTAGGCATGTTGGGAAGGGGTGAGTCATTTGTTTTGCACAAACCTGAAAAAACAAATAATGATATTTAATAATAAGGATTTCAATTCCAAACGAAGCAACAACATGGAAAACATGGAACCAGCAAATGCAGCAAATGTAGTAAATGCAGCAAATGTAGTAAATGCATCAGAACTGTCATGGTTTAAATTTTTATTCAAGAACAAAACCCAGGATGATTATGTGTATGATGTGGGATGGACCGTTATTATTATTTTCATATTTTGTTGCGCAAATGCATATTTAAAAATACGCGCCAATGCACAGATGATTCGCAGCAATTGGATTACATACCGGTGCAATCCAGCCTACATGCTGTTTGCGGGAACAATTATGAAACCGAATGATTCAACCGGCGACCAGATGCAATACACGAATGAAAATTTTGAATATTGCATACAAAACGATTTGAAATCCATTTCGTCCACATTCATGGATCCGGTGTATTACACGCAATCGGTTGTGACCAGCATGTTGAGCGGAATTGCAAATGCGCTGAATGATATGCGCACATTGATCAACAACATTCGGGATGCGGTGTCATCCATCATTGCGGACGTGATGAGTCGTATACTGAATGTCATGCAGCCGGTGGTCTTGCTGTCATTGAGCATGCGCGACATGATGGGCAAAATTCAGGGTATCATGACAACTTCACTGTACACCCTGCTTGGAGCGTACGACACCATGCAATCCGGACTGAGATCCATGTTTGAAATCATAGTGATTATTCTAATTGCGATGGGGGCCACAATTATTGCGCTCTGGATTGTGGTGGCCATTGCCGCAGCGTTTGGGCCGTTCGGTATCATACCAATGGGGATTGCAACCGCCGCAGCAGGTGTGATGACTGCCATTTACATCGGAATTGCTATACCAATGGGCATCATTGCGCATTTCTTGGCTGAAACCATGCACATCCAGGGTCTATCGCTGATTCCAGATCCTCCTTCCCGTAATTAAGAGCCCATGGTTGAACGTCAATGATAATAAATATTTTAAACGGATTGATTTTGATTTAATTGATTGCAATAAAATATTTATATTTTTATTATATATAATCGTCATTTCAAAATCAATTAACTTTCAAAAACAAAATGGAATTGAAGGTTCTGGGTTATCATGCGCGCGTTGAACTCATCGTGTTATTCATTGTCATCGGCATTGTTTTAGGAGCCCATTTGTTTTGCAGCTGCACTTCGTTTTCCATCGGCGGCATGCCGTCCAATGTGGGCAGCGTGATTAAGGAGGCTTTTACGCAACAAACCACCATGTTGGGATCCGATGATTACGGCGCTCCCATAAATTACAACATGGACACCGGACTTCCCATTGCCAACTGGGAGAATGCAGCGCGTAATTACGCGAACCTAATGGGCAACCAGGACAACACCAAGAAGGATTATAAGGGCGGTCCCATCCCCCTGCCACCCGGCGAACTCCTCATTTTTGCGGACAATGAAGTGAAGCCCGAGTGCTGCCCGAGCTACTACTCCTCCAGCACCGGCTGCATCTGCACCAGCCAAAAACAATGGAATTATTTGAATGAGCGCGGCGGAAACCGCACCCTCAGCACCGAGTTCTAAATATCGGAATCAGGTCACTCACCACGTGTAAATCAAATACGGAACGCAATAGACGGACACGATAAATGTGACGGTGTTTACGCTGGGACTTTTATTGGTCAAATAATTCGCAATTAGACAGGTGACAATCATCATTGCGCCGTCGGAGATTATGGCTTTGACGCCAACCTCCTTGGCGTACGCCTTGGGTTTGGTTTATACATGTATATACTTTTAAAAAAGTTTTATGATGCAATTAAAATATTTATGAATGTTATAACATTCATAAACATGAACGATAATGTGCCAACTGTCTCATATGGACCGCCCTCTTCGGCCCTGTGCGCTCCGGCGATGACATACATTGTAATTTCTCTTGTGGCACTCCTGGTGACCTGGATGCAAAATCGCCAAAACACAAACGTGTACTGCGTTGGATCAGTATCGTGCCCAGTGCAAAGCACGACCTATGTTTTCGTTTTGAAAATCTTATGGTTCCTGTTTTGGACGTGGTTGTTGAACGTGCTATGTGCTAAGGGCTATAAAACCGTGGCATGGATACTGGTGGCCATCCCATTGTTAGTGTTTTTCACGCTCATATTTGGAATGGCGAACGCGGTTGCATCTGGGTCCGCAAGAGCGGGTGCCGGCGCTGCTCCATCTCAAACCGTGGGAATTGCAGGAACCACTGCATACAATGGAAAAGCGTCCAAAAAGTTGAACACAAACACCAGTCCGGCCAATCCAAATGAATATGTGTATGGAAATAAGGCCGACAAGGTCGGGTTTTTCCCCAATGACACCAACACGCAATATTCCAGTTATGCAAGCTATGATGCCAATTTGGACAATCGTGCCAAATTTTTAGATCGCGAGTCCAAGGGACAGGTTCAGCCACAACAGCAACAACAGCCGCAGCAACAACCACAGTAATGACAATCAAACAACTACAGTAATGACAATCAAACAACTACAGTAAAAAAACATAAAATAAAAAATGTTATATTTTTATTTTAAATTGCAAATGCATGTCACCTTACCCACACCCCCAATGGCATAAGGGAGGGGTGTGGGGAACCGTGGTTCCCTACTATAAATACATGTTGGCATTGGGGCGTTCTGTATCGCCCTTTTTGATGAGCTTGTCCACCACTTCTCGGCTCACGGTGTAAGGAAACGACACCTCCAACGACATTTCCTTGTCGTCAAACAGCTGCGTGCCGGGGCGCATGAGGCGATACAGGTTCAACTTGGTGTAAACGATTTCTAAGCAGCGCTTCAAATTGCGCACGCCTGCCTCCTTGTGCGTGCAATGTTCCACGATGTATTCCACGACTGAATCAGGAATGATGATGTCGCCCTCTGCGAAAGCAACTTCGTCCCGAATGCGCGGAATCAGGTGGTTCTGTGCAATGAACGTCTTGTCCTTGGCGCTGTATCCAGTTGTCCGAATTTTATACATGCGATCCAGCAGCACGGGATTCACGCGGCTCTCGTCATTGTAACTGAATATGAACAAACACTTGCTCAGGTCAAATCCCACCTCCGAAAAGTACTTGTCATGGAACTGTGAATTCTGCGACGTGTCAGTGAGGTGTGTCAGGATGCCGACGATTTCCTCGCCCTTGGACGTCTCGCTGATCTTGTCCAACTCGTCAAAGTAAATGACGGGATTGCTGGACTTGCACCGGATCAGAATGTCCACAATTTTGCCCCACACACTGCCCTCGTATGTGTAGGAATGCCCTTCCAGAAAGCTGCTGTCGGTGGCACCGCCCAGCGCAATGAAAGCAAAATCACGACCCAGGATCTTGCTGATGCCTTCCTTGACGAGTGACGTCTTTCCTGTGCCGGGTGGTCCGTGAATGGCCACAGCAGTGCCGATGGCGGCGGGGTTTGCAATCCACTGTCCGACCATTTGCATGATCTGCATTTTGGCGTCGTTCAGTCCATACACTGCGGTGTCCAGTCGGGTTTTGGCGGCGGTCATGAACTCGTGGCATCGGTCCACGCCGTCTGCGATAGTGAGAGGGAGATTTTTGTTTTTGTTGAACGGGATCTGCATGAAGGCTTCCACCCAGTTCTTCAGCTTGCAGTATTCGCCGCAGCCGGGCTCCATGTACTGCAACATGCCAACTTTGCGAATTGCGACTGCTTTCATGTCGCGCGGGATGTCGGATTCCAGCAGAGTCAACTTATACGGTTTTTCAATTGCGGTCACCTTGGTGACTTCGTTCAATTCATCAATGAGCGCGCGCTGCTGCTGGATTGTGAGATTCTTTTTGAAGTATTCCAGATCATTTGTGGAGTTCTTCTTGCGCAGCAATTTGCGGAACTTCTTGGAATTTGTGCGTTTTTGTTTGTAAGTCAGATCGTCCAACTCCTTCCGGATTTTCTCTTCAGATTGCTGCAGGGTTTTCAGCTGATTTGCTATAACGCGATTTGTCTTGTCCTTGGCCAGCATTTCTTCGTAAGTTGTGCGCAACGACTGCATCATTTTCATTTCATCGGTGTATTTCTGCTGCAGGGCTTCCAGTTCTGCCGTGTTGCAATCGTCTTCATCGCTGTCTGATGACGAAGAATAGTAGCTGTCGTCTTCATCGTATTCATCATCATCATCGTATTCCTCGTCATCATCCTCCCAATCTTCTTCATCGTCGGTGTCTTCAGGAATGTAGTCTTCGTCGTCACTGTCGTCCTCAGCATCGTCTTCACGCGTGTCATGAATGGGTGCATGAATGCATTTTTTCTTGCCGAAATCTAGGCGCCTGGAAACATCATTATCAGGACCTTGTGTCTGGTTTTGGTTTTGGGTTTGGTTTTGGTTTTGGTTTTGGACTTGACCCTGGCCCGGACCTTTCTGTTTTGGTTCAACATGTATGATGATGTTGAAGTTTTGTTTCTCTTTGCTTTTCTTTGCAGGGGCTGCTTTTTTTGGGGCCTTTGGTATAGCTGGCACCACATTGGCTGGTGGCGGCGTGACTGGCGCATCATCAATTGCTGATGCCGAAAATGCATGTTCAATGATTGTTTGCGCAATTGCATCTTCGGGATTTGTTGGAGGAATGGCGTCATCCTTTTTTGCGGACTTTGTGCGGGGTTTGACTGTAGCGGTTGGTGCCTTTGTCTTTTTTGCAGCGGTGGTTTCAAGCTGTTTCACTTTTTCGTTCATGTAGGTTGATGGGAACAAATCAGACAACAACCGATTCACTTCCAATCGGTCATATGATGCATCCTTTTGCGTTTTTTTGCCTTTTAGGGTGTCTTCTCCGACGGCAACAGTGGATCCAGAGCCAGCAGGAGGAGCAGTGGCAGCCCCATGGTCGCCCTCCGCGTCATTGTCGGTTCCATCACTTTCGGGAAATGGTGGTTGCGGTGCATTGGGATCAGGACCCGAAGTGTTGTTCTTATAAACTCGGGCAGCATCTTCTTGCTTCTTTGATTTGGTAACTCTCTTCTTCGGGACGGTTGAAATGTTGATGGGCATTATGTGTAGTTGCGTTGCTTGTTGCTTGTTGTTTAGGTCATGCAATGTGTTTATATTTTATTTTTTGTTTTCAATTTTTTTTAATAATCAAAACACAAATCAAATCCATAAATCCATCAATCCATCAATCCATCAATCCATCAATGCCATGTTTAATACATTTGTCATTGTTTTAGTAAAAATTGATTGCAAAAACAATCTAAATATTATTTAGTAAGTATAAGGAGGATTCTATCATTTTAAGACACACGACAACACACCGAAACAATAACAATGGCATCATCATTATCATCCAAGCCCCGTGTATCAAAAATTGTCGGCATTCAGTTTAGCATGCTGTCTCCCGAAGAAATTCGAAAAGGGTCAGTCACCGAAATCACAAGTCGCGACACGTATGTGGGGAACAAACCCGTCATAGGCGGGTTGTTTTGTCCATACATGGGTGTGTCCGAGCCGGGCATGCTTTGTCCGACAGATGGCCTGGACTACATGAACACGCCCGGTTATTTCGGCCGTATTGAATTGGCCGCGCCAGTGTTTTATTACCAGCATTTGGCCACCGTGCACAAGATTCTGCGATGCGTGTGCATCAAATGCAGCAAATTGCTCATCAGTAAGGATGCGCACAAGCAAGCGTTGAAAATGCTGGCCGATGAGCGCTGGTCTTACATATTTGGCGTGGCGAGCAAGGTCAAGCGTTGCGGCGATGACAATGAAGATGGGTGCGGCTGTCTCATGCCTAAAAAAATCAGAAAAGAGAATTTGGCCACGTTGATTGCCGAGTGGGACAGTGACGGCATAAAAGGCATGTCCGAAGAAGACGCCAAAAAAATGAACATGTTGCTCACCCCGGACATTGTCCTCAAGATATTTCGCAGGATCAGCGACGACGACGTGTCGTTCATGGGGTTCAGTCCCACATTTTCGCGGCCGGACTGGATGATTTGCCAGGTGCTGGCGGTTCCCCCGCCGGCGGTGCGTCCTTCCATCAAAATGGACGGCCAGCAGCGCAGTGAGGACGACCTCACGCACATCATCGTGAACATCGTCAAGGCGAACAAGACGCTGCAGGAAAAAATACGCGACGGGGCTCAGGCCAATATCATCGCCGACTGGCACACGGTCCTGCAGTATTACTGCGCCACGCTCGTGGACAACAACATTCCGGGCGCGGCACCCGTTGCCCAGCGTTCCGGGCGCCCCCTCAAGTCCATCAAGGAGCGTTTGAACGGCAAGGGTGGTCGCGTGCGCGGCAACCTCATGGGCAAGCGCGTGGACTTTTCGGCGCGTTCCGTCATCACGCCCGACCCCAATCTTTCCATTCGTGAGCTCGGTGTGCCGCTTAAAATTGCGAAGAACATCACGAAACCGGTAGTGGTGAATGACATGAACCGCCGCGTTCTCACCAAACTCGTGCGCAACGGGCCGGAGGAGTACCCCGGTGCGAAGATTCTGGAGCGCAAGGGCGGCGAGAACATTTCGCTGCGATATGCTGACCGCGATAACATTGTGCTTTACAACGGCGATATCGTGCACCGCCACATGATGGACGGCGACGGCGTGCTGTTCAACCGTCAGCCCACGCTGCATCGCATGAGCATGATGTGTCACATTGCGCGCATCATGCACCAGGGCGACACGTTTCGCATGAATGTTGGTGACACTAAACCCTACAATGCCGATTTTGACGGTGATGAAATGAACATGCACATGCCGCAGGACGAGGAGGCCGAGGCGGAGCTGAAGAATCTGGCAGCCGTGCCGTATCAAATCATCAGCCCGGCGAAAAATCAGTCCATTATTGGCATCTTTCAGGACTCGCTGCTGGGGTCATACCGTTTAACCCGCCCGGGTGTGTCGTTCACGCCGCGCGATGCCATGAACCTGCTGATGGCTTATAAAGGTGTAAACGAAGGACTGTTTGCGGGGCATGCGGACCGTATCACCAGTTTCCAGATCCTGTCGCAGATCATGCCGGCATTCACCATGAAATACAAGACCAAGGGCTTCGGCGAAACCGACGACTTTGCAACCTCGCCCGGCGTGCTGGAGATCGTGGACGGAAAGTATTTGCGCGGACAGCTGGACAAGGATGTGCTCGGCGGAGGTAGCAACGGGCTCATCACGCGCACCTGCAACGACTTCGGCAACATGGCGGCATCCGACTTCATTGACAACCTGCAGGACATCGTGACTGAATACATGAAAACCAGCGCTTATAGTGTGGGCATCAGTGACCTCATTGCCAATCGCAGCACGAACGAGCAGATCGCGCAGTCCATCACTTCCAAAAAGAAGGAGGTGAAGAACCTGATTGACCAGACGTACCTCGGCATCTTTGAGAATGCAACGGGCAACACCAACGAGGACGAGTTTGAGTTCCAGGTCACCAACATTTTGAACAAGGCCACGAACGACTCGGGCAAAATCGGGTTGAAGAGCTTGGACAAGGACAACCGTTTCGTGACCATGGTCAAGGCGGGTTCCAAGGGCAGCGATTTGAACATTTCGCAGATGATTGCGTGCCTCGGGCAGCAGCTCATTGACGGCAAGCGCATCCCCTACGGGTTTGAAAACCGCACGCTGCCGCACTTCACGAAATACGACGACTCCCCCGGTGCGCGCGGTTTCGTGGAGAACTCCTTCATTTCGGGGCTCACGCCGGAGGAGCTCTTCTTTCACGCCATGGGCGGTCGTGTGGGTCTCATTGACACCGCGGTCAAGACCTCTTCCACCGGATATATCCAGCGCCGACTCATCAAGGGCATGGAGGATTTGAAGATTGAGTACGACATGACGGTGCGTAACAACAAGGGCCGCGTCATTCAGTTCAGCTACGGCGAGGACGGCATTGACCCCGTGAAAGTGGAGAGCCAGATCATGCCGCTGGTGAACCTGGGTCTGGACGAGATTTACGCGCACTACCACATGCCGAGCAGCGACCCGAAGGACGTGGTGTTCACGGCGGCATTCACCAAGGGCGTCATTTCGCGCATGAAGAAGCAGAAGGCCGAGAACGATGCCAAATGCAAGCAGTGGATTGACTTCATGATTGAGCAGCGCGAAACAGTGATTCAGCGAGTGTTTCGTAATAAGAACAATGATCGCGTGTACCTGCCAGTCGCATTCGCCCACACCATCAACAATGTCAAGGGCCTGCAGCAAATCAACAACAATTCAATTGTGGACATCACGCCATTGGAAGCGTTTGCCATGATTGAGGCGGCATACAAGCGCCTGGAAAGCATGCACTACTGTGCACCCACCGAGCTGTTCAAGGTCATGTACTTTTACTACCTGTCGCCGAAGGACCTGCTCATGGTGAAGCGCTTCAACAAGAAGGCACTCACAGTACTGCTGGAAATGATCGTGCTGAAATACAAGAACTCGCTCATTGCGCCGGGTGAAATGGTGGGCATGATCAGCGCGCAGAGCATTGGTGAGCCCACCACGCAGTTGACGCTCAACAGTGTATCATACGACACGCGCATAATGTTGCGAATTGACGGGCAAATCAAAGTGTTTCAAATCGGAGAATACATTGACCAATACATTGAAACGGCCGAACGTATGGAAGATCATCCAAATGACACAAAACTCGGATACATCAATGCGGATGAAGATGTGTTTATTCCATCGGTTGATGCATTCGGCATTACGAGTTGGAAACGGGTTGAAGCAGTCACACGTCATCCGGTTGTGAATGCGGATGGAACGAACACAGTGTTGCGAGTCACCACCGAAGATGGAAGAAACGTCATTGCAACAAAGGCAAAATCATTCTTATCCATTGATGCCAAGAACCAATTGGCTGCAACAAATGGTTCAGACCTTAAGGTCGGTGATTACATTCCGATCAACCAACGAGCATTTGAAATGCCAGAAAACGATTCCACGCGTGAATACTTAGTGCAACATGCTGAAAGGTATTCCAATTTGAAAAACCTTTCAGAAGTGAATGATGTCATGCCCACATTTGCTTACAACGAAAAGGTGCACACAAACATGAATCGCAAAAAACTGGCCGCAATCATTGGAACCAATCCATTCCCTGATATTCGCTTTGACAAGATTGTCAGCATTGAAGAAATTCCAAACCCGACCGAATGGATGTATGATTTCACGGTTGAAGAAACACGCACATTCATCATTGAAAATGGAATGGCATTATACGACACATTTCACACAGCGGGCAGCGGTGTTGCCATGAAGGCGAACGTGACGCGCGGTGTGCCCCGCATTGAGGAGCTGCTGTCCATCACTGAGAACCCGAAGAACTCGTCGCTCACCATTTATCTGAAGAAGGACGAGGAGACCGACTGCGAGCGCGCCAAGGAGCTGATTGCGCAGATTGAGCTCACGCAGCTGAGCGAGTTGGTGGAGAGCATCTCCATTTGTTTTGACCCCGACGACCTGAACACGCTGATTCAGGAGGACCGCAGCACAATGTTGCAGTATTACGAGTATCAGCGCTTGTTGCAAGAGTGCGCGGGCATAGACGCCCCTGATGCCGAGGCCGATCCCAATGATTCGGCGCGCTCCAAGTGGATCATCCGCATGGTGATGAGTCGTGAGGCCATGTTGGACAAGCGCATCACCATGGACGACGTGCACTTCGCCATTAAGAATAGCCATGGCGACGACGTGAGCTGCATTTACGCGGACTACAATGCCGAGAAGCTGGTGTTCCGACTGCGCATGAACAACATCAACGGTAAGAAACCGCTGAAGCCGAAGGAGAACCCGCTGGACCAGTCGGACAAGATTTACCTGCTGAAGGCATTCCAGGACCAGCTGCTGAACAACATCGTGCTGCGCGGCCTGAAAAACATCAGCAAGGTGACGCTGCGCAAACTCATGGACACGCTGCACAAGGAGGACGGCGCGTACGTGAAGAAGGAGACGTGGGTTTTAGACACGAAGGGGACCAACTTAATGGACGTGCTGGCACTGGACTACATTGACGTGAATCGCACGATCAGCGACGACATCCAGGAGATTCACAGCGTGCTGGGCATTGAGGCGGCGCGCGAGGCGCTGCTCACCGAGATGACGGGCGTGTTTGAGAATGACGGCACTTACATCAACTACCACCACCTGAGCCTGCTGTGCGACCGCATGACGGCGAGTTCCCACATGGTGTCCATTTTCAGGCATGGAATCAACAATGACAACATCGGCCCCATTGCCAAGGCGTCGTTTGAGGAGACACCGGAGATGTTCCTGAAGGCGGCGCGTCATGCGGAGCTGGACCAAATGCGCGGCATTTCGGCGAACGTCATGTGCGGACAGGAGGGTTATTACGGCACCAGCAGCTTCCAGATCATGCTGGACTTGCCACAGATGATCGCCAAGATGGAGGATGTGGCGTTCCAGGCGCAGAACGAGCAGGCGGAGATTGCGGAGGCAATGGGTGCTGCCGCCATGGACACGAGCGCGTGCGCGTTTGAGAAGCTGACCATTGAGTCCAATGTGGGCAGCATTCAGAAGGTGGATCTGGGTCATGGCGCAACAGACAATTACAATGTTGGGTTTTAGAAGAATGGATTATGGAACATATGTCATGTTCGTTCATAAATTTTGCAATCATCGCAGCTCTTGTATATCATGTTAAAATAGTTAATTAATTGTGCATCATTGCAATCATTCATTTCATAACATTTCATTTTGTCCAAGCCCAATTTGTCCAACTCATTGCAGATTATATCAGCACCAGATGAATTTTTATTATCCAGCACTATAAAATCATTTTTATCGTCTTTGTAAAATTGCAGGATTTCGTCCAGGTTGCAATGCAAAGTTTCTAATCCAATTATGCAGTATTGTTTTTTGTAATTTGCATTGATTATCTTGTTGCAATACTTATAATTATACTCATTGCGTTTCCATATTTGTGAATGATTTTTCATGTAGATTTCATCTTCATGCGCATTTAATTTTTTCATCATTTCTTGAACATTGTATTTTTTATAACAATGATCGGTTAGATGATATCTCAATCGGTTTATTTCACCATTTCTAATATATGAAAAATTATTTCCTCCATCATTCATGTATTGAACATATCCCAATTTGTGAATTTTTGCAATTTTAGTTTTAACTGCTGTTCTAATCAACAACTCATAATCATCGCTCACTGGCAAATATTCAGAGTAGTTCCCAATTTCAAGTAATGTCGTTTTTCTCCATATTCGTGGATGATTTGGCACACTCACAATGTGGCTCAGCGTGATGTTGTTTATGTTGCCATGACTGGACACATGCACCCACATGCCATTGTATTTTTGTCTGTAATATCCGGCATACCCTAATCCAAAAAAATCACCATACCTGAAATTGGTTTTGTTTTCATGCAAATTAATGTAATCCATGTATATAAATCCAATTTCATCATTCTTGTCAAATACATTTTTTGCATCCAGTAACACATCTTGCAATATTTCATCATCATGATCTAATTCTATCACATATTTGCCACGACATAATGAAACAGCTTCATTTTTAACATTGCCAATATTACCACTGTTGTCCGAACGCTTGTATAGTCTCACTCTATGATCATTCTTGAACAATTCTCTTAAAAATATAAAATGATCATATTCGGATGTATCATCCAGTATTACCCATTCCCAATGCTTCAATGTCTGCAGTTTAACACTATCATATGCTCTTTTTATTTTATCATATGATTTATAACATGTTGTAAATATGGAAAATATCGGTCTTACGGATTCAACGGGCATAGTCACAATTGACATGTAACAATAATTTACCATTGAATTGAAATTATCAATGTCTATTTCATTATTTTCATTTACTTTTATGTGTATCCATTGTTTTCTCATAGAATCCCCTATTATGCTATTAACTTCATGGTTCATTTTGGTCTCATCGCCATATGTGACTAATATTTGATAACTACAATTGAATAACTTATTTAATGCTTCCTTGTGGTTAACTATAAAAACTGAGCACAATAATTTGTCTTTATTTTTATCAAAAATTTCATCAATGCGTGAATGATCATCATATCTAAACAAAATGACAAATGGATATTTCATGTTTATGTAGGGTATGTGTTATAATGTTTGCAATGTTTTGTGTTATAATGTTTGCAATGTTTTGTGTTATAATGTTTGCAATGTTTTGTGTTATAATGTTTAAAATGTTTTATGTTTATAATGTTTGTGAAATGCATTAATTAACCCGATGTACAAAAAATTATTATATTTGTAAAATATAATATTGTGTATAATAAAATAAACAAATTTTCAAATTATGCCACGGGTTTTTGTATTCTCATCTCATGGAAGCATGCAGGTGACAGACGATAAAACTTCATTCGCTCTTCCAGTCATGGGAATGAAAGGTGATCCCAAATTAAAATTAAAAAAAGTTGTCTTAATTGCATCACCCGTTGACACATTCACGGCTGCCAAGTTTGGGGATCCTTTCTGTGCTGATTTAAGGTGTGATGCACCATACGTGGAATTGGTTCGCAATTTGAGTGAGTCGGTTAGAAGTGGAAGTATGAGACCCGATATGTCAAAGAACGACCTCAGACAACTGATTAAACGAACAATGGTTGATGTAAGAGACCACCCTCGCCATGCGGATGCCCGAAAACAGGCTGAAAATAAAATTCGCTGTCACAGATTGGGTCGTCCAATGACAGACCTATTTTTGTTTGATCCAAGTCAAGCAGTGCCGATTATTGAAAGCGTGACGATGGTTGACATGCAAACCGGCAAAATTGAAGATGTTCATCGTGAGTTTGGATTGGCTAAAAAGAGCCATGCCACAAAAAGGAAGGTTTCTACTGATGGTATGGGAGATGCCAAAAAAAGGAAGGTTTCCGCTGATGGTATGGGCATGGGCCATGCAGCACAAAGCACCGACGACGCAGCCATTCTACAGGATGCAAAATCAAGAGCTGAAGCAGAATTGGTAAGACTAAAAACACACAGGTCAGACCCTTTTTACATTGACATGAAAACCGAACACATTAAAAGCATAGACGACACCCTTAAATGCATGCACCCTGGATCCAAATTTGAATACTCTGCAAAAACGAAAAAAGTTTATAAGGACCGCATCAAACTGTCAGACCTGCTGCGAATTGGAATATCCAGTGGATTGGTTGACCCTGAAAATGACTTTGTGGTTGTTTATGCATGCAGAGTGCCAGATGATGGCACATTGGGTGCACAACCAAGCCCACGCGCCGGGAGTGATAGCGAACGAAGCGTGGGTGGTAAAAAATACAAACGATCTAGAAATAAAACATGCAAACAACGGCCGACATGAAATGAGTTTTTAGCATAAATATTTTTTTATGCGTATATATAATAAACTAAAATGGACAAACAAAAACAAAAAAAAGCACATTCCCGAAAAATGGATGCGTTGGTGGTTGGATGCGCACTCGGAACGGGGTGCGACGAAGCCGAGTTGGTGCGCCTATCAATGGAACACGCGCATGAATTTCGTTGTCCGTATGCACTGGCAGACGCTCACCTGCGATCGTTGGAAACACGTGAAGAACGCGAATCCGCCATGCAGATGGAAGCCAAAGTGAATAAAGTCATTGCCAAAACAATCCGACGCGAAGGATCAATGGGTGCAATGGGTGCAATGAGTCGGTGCGCAATGGAGAGATTTTCAATGCAACCGGGTCCAATCCCACGGGCCATAATGCAGTCGTGCAAATGCACGGGGCCAACACAATCCCCCAAATGCCGATTGCAGCCTGCGTTGTGCAAAACCGCTGTGCATACTTTATCAAGAGCGGTTCCGCGCACACCAAAGGCATCATCGCCTAAAACCAAAAAATCTGGAGGCAAACATAAATCCAAATCATGCAAACGGAGATCGTGATTGATTAGTCAATGAAAATATATAAATATAAGCATTTATGTATTTGTATCATACATCATATCCACACTATTACATGAATTCATCTCAACCAACCAAACTATTGAAATCCGAGATATTTGATTATGTGATAAACATATTGCATGGATATCAACATTATGTTAGATTTAATACGAGAAAAACAAAAGACAAATTCATTGCCCACGTTTGGAAATGTTACAATGATTTCAATGACAAAACACTTCAAGAACAAATTAAATACGTAGAAGAAGAATTGTATTGGAGGGATGATGAATTCACGCCAACCATGTGTCCCATCCGCCGAATGGAGTTGTGTTTATTTTATGAGACATGGGAACACGTCAATTACGACTCCGTTGCCGGTTGCTGGTGGGCCACTATCCCAGCATGGGCCATTTTTAACGACGACCTTCAATCAAAAAATCACTGGTTAATTCGCGCCGACGATGGCTATAATTTAATGAATAGCGTTCAGCATAAGACATGGGGTATGAAAGAAACAAATTCAACAAAAGGATTTGATTATCTTGTCAAACCAGGAGACATATTATGGTTTATATTGAGTGGAAACAATGGAAAAGTAATAGCGTTTGCTGAATATGTAAGTCACAACGGACGAACCAAAAAGAACGAAGAATTCGGTTGGGAAAAACCGGCAACCAATGGCAATGAAGAATGGAACATAGAAGTAAATTACACGGATTTTACAAATGTTGAAACTGACAATCATTTCACTCACATAAAGGGGCAAAGCGTAAACATACGAATGTATAACCAAGAAAAAGAAAATTGTAAAATAGATTTACCATGCATTTATGATAAATATAAATTTTCATGAAAACCCCACTCGTCTAAAACCAGTTGCCACCCATGCCGTCAATGACAGTTTCCGCCCCGTGAAACACGGTTTCGGCACCGTTCACAATGGCACCGCCATACTGGTGGTGGCGAATATCCTCCACCGTGGTAATGCCGTGGCTGAGCGCTTCAGCGCCGTTGCTGATGGCGCCGCCGCCAGCAAGGTGGCCAACGATGTCAAGCCCGTGCTCAACTTCGGGAGCAGTGATGTGAATGTGAGGAACGTGAATGTGAGGAACGTGAATGTGCATTTTATTGAATTGGGTTATAATACAATTCAATATTTTATTTTTTAAATCCTTTTTATATTCATTCTTCTAATTATTCTCCTTCACCTTCTCCTTCACCTTCGCCTTCTCCTTTGTCGGCCGCCTTCAATCCGACCTGTATTTTTGCAACCGGCACGTATTCCGAAATAAAGTCCGCAACTGAAACGTCAACCATGAGTTGGGTTGTGATTTGTGCAACAAAGTCGCCATTGATGCATTGACTAAGCGAAAATTTAATTTCATTTTCAACGGTTCGGATGATGCTGTATGTGGGAGAAACATCTCGGTTGCGTCCCATCGTCATGACGTAATAAAATGCGGGATTGGGTTCGGCTTTCATTGGTTTGCACAGCACCAGAGCGGACTGTTGATTTTCAACCAATGGGTGATGCGTTTGTCCCGCGAACAGCACGATCGGAATGCGGAAATGCTGGGCCAGTATCCACAAGTCCAAATGCGTCATGTAATGGAACGAATTCATGATGAAGTCCTGCACATTGGTGGCCAGCACGCGGCGATTGGCAGTCAAATGTTTGTAATAGTTCATCATTTGCACTTTGTGCGTGCGCATGAGTTCGGCATATTTGCTCACCAGAATGGTTTTTAGTTCACGCACGAGCATGTCATCATACTCTGCACTTTCCTCTTTCAGAATGGAGATGAATGCATCAAATGTGCACTCCCCCATGGCATTTTCAAACGTGAGCAGTTTCATTGTTTTTGGGAAATAATGCGCTGCGGCTCCTACCAATGGTTTAACTGCAACTGGGGCGCACAAGTTGCTTCTAGAAGCAGCAGGAGGCGATTCTTCTGCGGCACCATTAGAAGGAGCAACAATGTAATTGCTGGACGGAACTTCGCCGGGATTCGGTTCCGGATTTGCAGTGGCAAATGTGTTGTATCGTGCGAATCGGTTGATTGTTCCGGCCCCAGGCTCCAGATGGTCAAAATAATGTTCCAGCTGCGACTGTAGTAAAATGATTTCATCTTCATCATCGCGAAAATCATATGGCATCGGAATGAGTGTGAATGTGGACGAGGCCGACAATAGGAATCGCCGAATGCGAGTGTATCGCAGCAGTTCATCGGCCAATTTGCCGTAATAAAATGTGCGGTTGTCCATTCCATTGATCAGGTTTTTGAGCGGAAAAAGGATGCTGCATTCTCCAACCGGGTTCACGGCCCGCATGCACATTTTTGGCCCGTACTCAATCCGATTGTCGGACGAAATGCACTGCATGAATTTGGTGGACTTAGTTTTAAACTCATGCGATGAAACGTATGCATTTAACGCGGCATCCGACATCGCCGTGAATTGGATTAACGGTTCGCCCATTTCTTGGCATATTCGCATGATTTCGCGAATTTTGTGGTTGTAACTGGGTGTAAGATGTGAGTTTGCATCTTTGACAATGTCTTTGATGATGTCTTCAATCCGTTTCTTTTTTTCCATATTTTTGATTTTGTTGATCATGATGCGCATGGAAGTGCGAAACAGTTCATACATTTTGGTTTCCAATTGGATGTGTCGCACGTATTTCACCCGTTCAGCATCTTCGGCTCCTGATCCGGATTGCACTTCCGCGTCGGCGGCATTGGGATTGGTCGTGTTGTATGCAACTAGTTCCAGCGCTTTCATTCCGGCGGGAGCAGGTGGGATGCTCTGTGCATCAACATATGGAATGTCCGGTTGAATTTCCACAAACTGATTGGTTTCGGTCATGATTCCAATCAGACGGCCGTCATCAACGACGTTGATGCGCGGCAGGCACGGCATGCGAGCTTTCGTTTCTTTGCTCACAAAGGCGAGGAACCGCAGCGTATTTTCGTATGAACTCCAAATGCCAGGATCGTCCATCATGACCAGATCCATTTCTATCTCCACCATCTTCGGGTCCAACGGCGATGCCGCTGTCATGATAATTCCCGAATGTGGTCCATCAGAGTCCCGTTTTTCAACGTCCAGTCCAATGACTTTGGAATCGTAATTCAGCACCAGCCGATTGACAGTAAATTTCTCTTTGGTCAGAATGGACATTGCCTCCGCAGCCGAAATGTTGTATTTGAAAGTGTACGTTTTGATGCCGGGCACATTGACCGGCTTGCACCCCGGGAAAATGTGGTCTTTGATTAGATCTATCATGACTTTCAAATTGGGCATGAGCGCGGACGCAATTATGCTGAATGATTTCTTTATGTCGGATTTCTTTGCGTTATCATTGTCCGTGAATTGAAAAATGGGTTCGTAGTAGTTGTACTGTTTGATTAATATGACCGTCATTTTGTGCACGTCAAAAAAGTTGTTGGAATAGTGGTTGGATGGACACACGATGTTGAGCGCGTCGCTGTTGTCGTCTTTTGGAATCTCCAGGATGATCAGGTTGAACCCCACCTTTTGCGTATTGAATATTTTGGGATTAACCGTAGTGAAAATGTCCCACATGTAGGTGTGGTCAATAACGGTGTCATCGCTTAAAATGAACTGCCTGAAATTGTCGTATGAGTTGATAGCGGCGTTCATTGAGTCCCTTATTCGTTCCTGCGTTTTTGCGCTTTTGCCATTTGCACTCGCTTTCAGTTTCTGCACGTATTTAGTGCTGCTGTATATGGATGCTAACACTTCATTGTCTTGACCGGGTGCGGGTTTGAATGCATCCACCAGTGTGCCATTTTGATACGTTAGAAATGAGTCCAGCGTGATTCCGTCCAAAATGATTTGTTTCATTTCGGGGATGCTTTTAGGGTGAGCGTCCTGCCGCAGAGCTGCCATGCACGCAATGAACGACTGCAGTTCACTCAGCCGCGATGGACGACCATCATGGTCCCACTCCTGCACCCCGTGCCGCAACAAGCATGCAACATTCTTCTTTAGAGATTTGTTTGTCTGGCTCACCTGACACGTGCTGTTATCGTAGTTCAAAAATTGTTGCACAGGTTGCGGCAAATATCCGCGACGACCCAGCGGAATCGGAAATTTATCCGGGCCAACAATGTAATCGTCTAGGGCCCTTTGTTGTGGTTGTGGTTGTGGTTGTGGTTGTGGTTGTGGTTGTGGTTCTATGACTGGTGCGACGGATTGCACAGGTGCGGCGACGGATGCCATTGGTGCGGCGACGGATGCCATTGGTGCGGCGACGGATTGCACAGGTGCGGCGACGGATGCCATTGGTGCGGCGACGGATGCCATTGGTGCGGCGACGGATGCCATTGGTGGGACTGGCTCCTTTTGTCCCTTTGCCACGCGCAGCTTGTCTTCACACACCTTCAAATCGGCAAACTGTTGTTTTTTTTTGAAACAGCAGGGGACGCACAATCCATCCGGGTGCACGCTGGCATTCAAAAATCCGGGGTAATGCTGAATGTAGCCTTTGGCACCCATGTGCTCCTTGCCATAATCGTTGAACTCAAATATGTATTTGTCATGTGTCACTTCTTTGTCTTTTTTGCCGATCACATGCGATTCCAATTTCTTATCTTTCACCTCTTGTTCTGTTATGGGTCGCCGGTCTTTGAAACTCCAGTACCTCGGACACATGTAATAATACTTATTGTCGGGGTCCGATCCGTATTCCAGCGCGTCATTCAGCATGGGTCGCATTTGGGGGTCGGCGTGCAATTCATCATATTCCTGCTTGGACAGCACCACCGGCTGCCGCTTAATATTTGACTGGCAGTTGGTGGAATACGTGTCATAATTACCCGTTTTTTTGGAGAGAAACAGAATGGGCTCGCTCTTTTGCAGTTTGTGTTCAAACGGGTTCGGATTTTTCAGTGACTGAGGCGCATACGCAGCATCTGACCCGACCGAATCTGAATCGGAGTCGGACTCTACATCAGCTGGAACACTAAAAGCAGCAGCAGCAGCACCTTTTTTAGGGGCACCACCCTGCTGTTCGTTGTCACTTCCTTCGCCTTCGCTTTCATCTTCTTCTTCCATCATCATCTCCATCATGGCGTATGCGTCTGCTTCAGTTCCTGCTCCTGCTTCTCCTTCACCTGATCCCAGCCCCTCCGCTTCACGTTCCAGCGCCCGTTCCAATGCAATTCGGTCTTCAAACGACAGGTCAGCAACGAATGCATCTCCCGCCGCTTCTGCATTCAATTCTTTGACTTCGGTCATCTTGCGCCCAGATTGCTTGGAACACAGCCTCTCCAGCACGGGCAACGGCACGCTCGTGGTTTTCGCGCCTTTGCTTTTCCCATACATTGAAATTCTGATTATGGCGTCCAAATAAATCTCCAGCAGGCGGATGTACCACACGCTGGTGATATCGCTGATTTCTATGTGCAATTCCGTGTTTTCGCGGCGCACAACGGTTAAAAATCCGGGCTGTTTAATCCGTGTCCTGCTGTGTCGGTGTGCGCTCTCCATGACCTGTTCTGCCAAACGATAATCGTCAACCCGCTTCATTGCCGCTTCTTCGGTCTTGACCAGACGATTTTTAACGAGTCCATCCACGATGCTGCCAATCGTGGCGTCTTTGCGCATGCGCTCCGCAATGTACGCTTCCGCTCCGAATCGCTCATCATAATTGGACACGCGTTTATAGCGCATGCTGAGCTCGGCATCGGTTTCATTGATGACCGTGAAAACGGCCGACATGCACCCTATGATGCCCTGTGCCCGAATCATCGGCGTGTTCATCAAATATGCGGCATAACCAATGTCCACAATTTCCACCGTGGGAACGGCAATGCTGCAGAACAGTTCAATGCTGTTGCCGCTGCTGCTCTGCAGGAACCCGCGGGCTTCATCCAGAAGCGGATTCAGGCACTCGCGCAACACGCGGTCGGCTGCATTATCGTATGGAATGCCGTATTGAAGTGCCTGACGAAAATGCGCTTTGACGTGCACGTTGGCTTCCGCGTCAAATTCACACACCACTTCGCAAATGAAGCCGTCATGATGATGTTCCATGTAGGCCGCCACTCGCCGACGTTTGCCGATCTCGCCGTCCAGACGCATGACTTTGGATTTGGTCAACATGGGAATTCGGTTCCCGTTTTTGGCAATGCCGGGTGCATACATGCGATACACCTTCTCTCGCTGGCCTTGCGGGTTGTATTTAATGAGCGGCGTGCTCTGCGCGCTGTGCAGCACTTTAAACAGGCTGTCCAGCGGCATTGCGAACCGCACAATCGGTCGCATGATGAAATGCAACGACTTAATCCCGCGTTCGGCGTATTGCAGCTCGGCAGGGTGTTGCCTGCCATCATACACTTGATACAGAACATCCACCGCCTCATTATGCGCGATGAATGCTGCGTCAATGAGCGGGCGCGTTTCATCCAGCAGTTCCTGCCTTCGTTCGGCCAGCTGCTCGCGCGACACAATGCCCTTTTCATGCAAATATGGATAATACAATTTTATTATCTCGGCATCTGTGGCAGAATCACCCGCGCGCTCATTGGCAATTAAAACATCGGCGGCGCAGCACACGTTGATCTGGTGGTTGTGGATGTTGCCGCAGTCCAGTAACACGGTTGCGTTCTTGGTTTTTACTAGGTGCGCAGTCTTCAAATTGGAGTCCAGTAAGCGTTGAAATGGATCGGCGGGCATGGGGTAATCATACTGCAGTTCTTGGCCCAACGGCACGTTCATGCGCAGATCCTCGCTGGCCTGAACGGCCAACAGGAATTCGGACAATTCGTCCGTCGTGTAGTCGGGTTTATCTGATTTGGCCCTTATGCTGCTGCACAGCCGTTCGGCAAGATGCGGACTCTCCAAATTTTGGCACAGCGTTATCAGCCGATCGCGCGAAATGGGTAACCGATGCCCGCAGGTTAGCAGTTGAACGGTTCGTTCCATCGTCAAAAACGGCTGCACGCTGGCAAACAGGTATAGCTCGTCATATGACACCAATGGCATTTCCACCAGTATTTTGCGCTTAATGGTTTCTATGGTGTCATCGGGATGTATGCGCTGACTGGAGTATTTCAGATGTTCATTGGGCGGAAGACTGTCTTCCACGGGTCCAAATACGATGAGTTGGTTTTGTCCCATGACATTGACCTTATAAATTGGATTCACATTTGCATCCATTTTTAACACTACACAATTATATAATTGTTGATATTATATTAATATTGGCATTTGTCATTAAATGATTTTAAATATAAACATAAACACAACAATGCATAAATTGTAATTATACAGTTATATGGTGCTGACATTCAAACTCATCGTGGCCATGTGCTCGGATGGCGGTATTGGATGCAACGGCCAGCTGCCGTGGCCGCACTGCAAAGCCGACATGGCTCATTTTGCCAAACGAACCACGGGCGCTGGCAACAATGCGGTCATCATGGGAAAAAACACGTGGGACAGCATTCCTGCCCATGTTCGCCCATTGCGCAGAAGGACCAACCTCATTCTCTCGTCGCATGCACCGTCTCCATCCAACAATGATGCAACTTTAGAACGCTGGTTCTCTTCCATTCCAGACCTATTTGCGCATTTAGAATCAGAATATGCCAAATACGACGAGGTGTGGATCATTGGCGGCGCCAGAATTTACGAGCAGTTTTTGGTCATGCATGACAACAATGACATCATCGTTGATGAGACGTGCATCACTCAAATGGAAGGCAATTATGCCTGCGACACATTCTTTCCTCGTTTATCATGCATTCTTCCGCATGAATAACAAATTTGAAATGTTTGAAACAACATGCTGTCGCACATTATTAATGTATTTTTGAAAGAAATTGTGTGCAAATATGAAACTATAATAAAAGTTGATTGCGCATTTATTGTAAAACATTTGATCACAATATTGCTTGGTTTTTTTCCTGCTTATAAAATTCAAGTGTTTGTATTTAAATTTGTCATTTATCATTATAACCAATTGTTTAATGAAACATTGACAATTGTTTCTATAAATGTGCCAATTGAAAAATTTGGATTTTCCGATACGATTACATGTTTCATTCATAAGACTGCGCAACGTGAGCCCATTTTGTTTTGGTTTCATCTTTATTTTGTAGAGCATGTATGTGTCGTCAATTTTGAAATCAGTTAATATGTTTATGTGGGACGTTTTCTCTATTAATATTAATTTTTTTTGATTATTATCCATGACAATTTCAACCATGAGCATTGCGTGCATCATATCGTCTAAGATGTGTTTGCAATTTTGCATTGTCACTAGATTCATCATGCACAAAGTGACATTGGTTATGGGTGCCATTATTAAATATACATTTGAAATTCTAAAATCGCCGTACTTGTCTATGACTGTTTTGGTTTTATGATTGTAGTCATAAAAAAACACATTGTATTCATCAATTGTTTTTTTGCAATAAAATAAAAAAACATAACTTCCCATCATCACCGCGCATAATATGACGCAACACACCATGAACAACCACGCATATAGCACGTGCAAATTCATTTTTAGGCTTATTGTGCTTTGCTTTAAAAATTATTTAAATTTTTTTATGATTATTTGTGTTTAATTGCTTTAATTATAAAATAACCATAAAATAAACGACGAACTGGTACTGCCACAGAGGCTGCTGTTTTTTTGGCAACATACCAAAAAATCCACCTCTATTTTTTAATTCTAAGCATCAAAATACGGGTTGTCATTGATTTCAATGCCACAATACTGCTTCGGATCGTTCTTATAATCCACCGGCGTGTAAATTTTAATTTCCGCGGCATTTTGCAGCAGAAACTTAAAGTTCTTCCAGAATTCGTCCTTGTGCCCGATGCTCTCCGTCATGATGTGCGCCATTTCGTGCAGCGCAATGAACATGAGCGTGTTGGAGTCAATGAGCTTGGTCCCCGTCTTCGTGGTGTTCAGGCAGAACGCCAGCTTTTCGCCCTTGTTCTCGCTGTAAGCGGTCAATTCGCTGGTTGGCAGCGTTTCGCACACCTGTTGCGGGTCAAATCCGGCAACCAGACGCCGCACGTTGTCCTGGTCAGGATATGTCTTCTCCATGTAGTCCACCATTTTCTTCATATTGACGGTGCACTGCGCCAGCAAATCGGCTGCTAGAACCAGTTTGGCGCGCTCGCGCACGCAGTACTTGTTTCCATCCACGTCAGAAACGATGCACTTCAACTGGAACGCATCCGAGCTTTGATACACGCGAAAACAAATGATGACAATTAGTGCAATCAAAACGTAGCCTAAAATGTTAAAATTCATGGGGTTTGAGTTATATGGTTATTTCAACTTATAATAATCCTGTTATTTTATAATTTTCACTCATTTTCATTTCAAAAATTTCAACACTTGATGAATTTGTATGTTATTCCACAATCATCATTCGTTTCCCAAATGCCACATATTTTCAGCATGATCTGATTCCCGTTTGCATTTATGATCGCATTGGCACCACTCGCAGTAACATCATTTGACCCAGAATGATCATTCACATATGCTTTAATGCAACCGCTGTTCAATTGGTCAGTCAGCGAATGGATGCATCGGCGCGCACTTCCCAGCACTGAGTCCACATATTTATTTATAATTTTGCATTCAATGTCATGCATTTGTGAAACAAGCATTTGATTGGCGGGAAGCATTGGGTCAAACAACATGAATGTTTTATTGTAATGCTGTTCATGTTTCGCGCTGGCCAAATGCATCACAATCCCCAATCCGTTGAACGAAATGTGCTTTGTGGAATAAATTATGCGAGAGAAATTGCTGTCGGTGGTGTCGTCATTGTTTTGAACCGCGGTTCCAAAATGCACGTGACCCATGTCAAACGTGTGCGGATAAATAAGAAAACTCATGAATTCCTCAATCTTAATATATGCGTTGCAATGTGTTTAAATAAATAACACTGGTTTATAATTAACTACTGTCATTAACCACCGTCATCGCATTCTATTGTCATTGCATTCTGTTATCGCATTATGAAATTTCATGACAATCATTTTGAAACATATGTTGAATCTGCCCTGACAAACCCGCTGCATCCTAAATTGAAACCATTGTATGCAACCGCATTCCCGTCAAACGTGAATCACCTGAGAAATTTAATATTTTACGGCCCGCAGGGAACGGGGAAGTACAGTCAGGTGCTTGCATGCATAAGCCGATACAGTCCAACCCGTCTTAAATATGAAAAATGCTTAACGGTTTCATATAATAAAGAAACATATTTCATAAAAATCAGCGACATTCATTTTGAGATTGACATGTCCTTGCTGGGATGCACCTCCAAACTGTTGTGGAATGAAATGCACAGTCAAATTGTGGACGTGATCAGCGCGCGGGCAGAAACGGTGGGAATCATCGTGTGCAAATACTTTCACAACATTCACAGCGAATTGCTGGAAACATTTTACAGCTACATGCACATGCCGCACCAAGGCGGCACCAACCACATTCGTTTAAAATACATCCTCATCACAGAACACATCGGGTTTATCCCAAACAACATTTTAAATAGTTGCGAAGTCATACCGGTGGCACGCCCCACCGCCGCCATGTATAAAAAAAACATTATTCCATTATCAATTACAAAAATAATTCCTGAGAACATAACCAATATAAAAATTTTACAAAATTGCAAAAACACGGCAAATGCACCGGCACACCAAGAATTGTTTAACAACCTATGCGAATATATAACCAATGTGGATCAAATTCGGTTCGCACAACTGAGAGAATTGTTGTATGACATATTGATTTACGATTTTGACATTACAGAATGCGCATGGCATTTGATCACTGCATTGAAACGCAAAGGGTTGCTGTGTGACGATGACATGTCCGCAGTGCTGATCAACACCTACCGATTCCTGCAGTATTACAACAACAACTACCGCCCCATTTATCATTTAGAGAACTTTGTGTTTATGTTGATCAATCTCATTTATGCAAATAGAACCAAAATGACATGCACTCATCCAAATTTAAGCGAAATAAAAGTGTAATGATACTTATATGATCAAAAATGAGCGCAGAACGGTTTGAACGCGTGAATCAATTGGTTCACACAATATTTAGTCCAAAGTTTCATGTTGTCGCGTCTGAACATAACAAAAGATATAAAATAAAACATCATCAGGCGGACAAAGATTGGTGTTTGAATTTTTATTTTGACGTTGAATTGTCCCATTTGCACATTGCTTGGTTGTCAAAATGCGGATCTGCCGATGATTTGCGCAGCGGTTCATTGCTGTTGAACATGGTTGATACATTGGCCAGATTAATACCAGAATGCAAAACCATAACACTGGAGGATGAATCAACCGTGCACCGGTGTTCTTATCACATTGATTTAGCCGAACTTGCAATTTTGTTAACCGGAATGTCATGGTATAATCGGTTTGGGTATAAACAACAATCATGCGAAAGTGATGAAACTCATAATCGTCAAATTATAAACATGCGCATAAGTGATGCAGAAGACCTATTATCTGATTACCCTAAATACATAGATTATGGCAAATTTGTTGAATGTAAAGCCCAATTAGATGCAACGTTCAAACTCGCGAATTCGTCTGATTTAACAGTGTCGGAATATGTAAAATTTCTTTATGAACGGATCAAACCATATCCTGAATACAAATGTGATAAACCGATTGAACACACCACAGAATTAGCGACATATGTGATAAAAGCATTTGGAAGTTTGTTAACTTATAATGATCATGGTAACGCATTGACAAAACAAGTTGTGCATGGTAAATACGTTCCTCCATTCATCAACCCCTCCACCATGACCGCGTTTTCATTGGGATTTGAGCCCGAGGACGTGTTTAACTGTGGCCAGTGCGGCATGGTGCTCCGCGGGGATGACCTCCCCCCATGGAATGCTCCTCCAAGAGGAGTCAAATATTACACCACAAGAGGGGAAGGGGAGCACGAGGAGTTGATTTGCCACAAATGTGCTAAGCCTGGAGGCGGCGCAAGACGCAAAACAATACGCAAAACAATACGCAAAACAATACGCAAAACAATACGCAAAACAATACGCAAAACAATACGCAGAACAAGACGCAATCAAATGATTTAATTTAATTTTCATATAAACGCATGACGCAAAATCAAAACAATTGGAACAAAAATAATGAATTTAAAGGATGCGCGCACCATGATAGGCGTGTCACGTGACTGTTCGTTGGCCGAATTAAACAAACGGTATCGTATTATGGCGTTGCGCCTCCATCCTGATAAAAACGGGAACACACCGGACGCGACCACTGCATTTCAGGAATTAAATGAGGCATATCAAACATTGCTGCCCGGTGCAAAAAATGATGAGACAAACGCAACATCGCAATCAACCGACGACGAGGACAATGCGGATAATGCCACGTATTCTAATATTTTTATGAATTTCATGAAATCTCTCTTTAAGAGGAAGGACAACTACAAAAAGGATGAATCAGACCGAGTGAATCAGGTCCTGCTGGATCTGTTGCATCGGATCGTGCACGACTACGCATCCGCATCAGTGAATTCTGCATTGGATTCGCTGGACCCATCGGTTCTGTTTCAACTGTACGAAACGTTGGAGCAATATAATGCAGTGATCAACATGGATCCCCACATCTTTGAGGAAATCACTCGCATCATCCGAGAGAAAATGCAGAAGAATAATATCATCATTTTAAAACCATCTCTCAAAGACATCATTCAGAATAACATTTCAGTGTTGCAATTTGGAGGTCAAACGTTTTACGTGCCGCTTTGGCACAGCGAGCTGCACTATCGCATTCAGGACTCCGATGAAAAACATCTGATCGTGAAATGCATGCCTGTTCTGCCGGATCACATGTCAATTGATGCGAACAACGAGCTGCACATTGATGTGCGCGTGGACATCAAAGAGATGTTGAACCTGAACCCAGGGGTGCTGCGCATTCCGTTGTATGATTCTGAATGTGTGGAACTGCAGGTGAGAGATTTGCACATTAAATCACGACAGACTGTCATTTTAAAGAACAATATTCATGGAATTTCTCTCATTTGTGTAACTGATATTTACGATGTGAGTAACAAGGCCCCGATCTGCGTGCATGTGCAGCTGGTTTGAGCCATGGATTGCAATTATGCATATAATGCAATTATGCATATGATGCAATTATACAACACAATGAATTATATTATTATGTTATGTTATAAATACAAATATTATACAAATATCAAGAATGGTAAAAACAAGACGTAGTTCAAGAAACAAAAGAAAAACAACTAGGCGGCGACATTATAAAAAAGGAGGTGGTCCGAAGGTTGCCCCTAAATCCGAAAGTGAAAAAAAAAAAGATGAGGTCAAAATAATGGCGCAACCGCCTCATCATTCCGCCGCGCATCCTCCACCTCAGTTCTCGTTTGTTCCAGAAGCGCGTGCCTCATTGCTCTTAGGGGCTCATGCTGACCACATGTTGCGTCATTTAAGAATTCCATGGAAAACACCTCATCATGATCCGCAGTCTGCAATGCGGGTTCCTCTTGACAGCGCAAGGGCACATGTGATGGTTGGTGCACTTTATGCCAGCGTTGATCGGTTGTGTGCTCGTGGCGACTTTGCAAATGCGGTTGTGCAACTGGACCGAGCCGTTGCGATCGGAAGCATGCGCGCACGAGTAGAACTGGCCGACATTATGTGCAGTGGCAGAGTTGGAGTTCCTCAAAATATTGCTAGGGCATGTGCTCTTCTGAATGATACAGAGGCCAGAAGAAATCCCGATTGCATGGGATTGCGGGCATTCCTACAACTGCGAGACGTTTGCGCCATGGATGAGGTTGTGACTGATCACCCAGAATATGCACATCACATACAATACCGTGATGCTGAACGCGAAGCTGAATACTCCTCTGGAGAAGGGAGCAAATATGGTCACTTCGCATATGGCTCATTTGAGGTAGTAAATGAAATTACAAATGATGATCCCATCGCGGGGGGCTTTGATGACGACATGCACATGGATTCCATCACGGCCTTTGAGAATTCGGCATCAGATAATTATTTTAGAGCGCAAACTGTCCTTGGTTGCAGTTGGTATTACACGGGTTACGATGATGACCGTAGCCTTGCCATGGCGAAAAGATTTTTTACTCTAGCCGCAGAACAGGGGTATCCCTTGGCGATGCACAATCTCGGTGTCATGTGTTGCAAGGAGTCAATGCGTGAACATGATGTGCCTGGGGATGAGGCCGTGCACTGGTTTAATCTCGCTGCGGCGGTGCCCTTCTCGCCCGCAGTAGATGCATTGAAAGTGTTGAATGAATACAAGCACGATAAAGCCGTAAGGATTGACTCAATTCGTGTTGTTTGCAATGAGTGGCCCGGAGAAATGATGCTTCCAGATATTACTTCCAGATATTAAGATGTAATGCTAGAAAATCCATTTGCATTAAATTTCATTTATTATAATATAAATTTAATACAACGCAACAAGACACAAATGTTTCGGGTTAAAATATTTTGTCCGTTTAATTCTAGCGAGAATTGCAAAGAAACATATGAGAGAATAACCCAGTCAAATGAAATAGAATTTTATGGTGAAAATAAAAAAATATATATAACAGCAGACAATGACTACACTCATGCAATCATAATAAACACCATAATGCCCGAATTGAAAATACCCAAAGAAAATGTATTGGGATTAGCATTTGAACCCATTCAATTTTTGAATATGACCCCCGAATTTGTAAATTATGCCATAAAACACATCGGCAAATATTTGATAGGGGACATCAGGCATGAGTTACCTCCATTATTTGTGTCCCATTTTGGTTACTTGTGGCATTCAATGCCTCCAAAAGAAATAACAATTAAACGAAGGATCATGTCAATTGTGGTGAGCAAAAAAATGATGGCACCAGGCCACATTTATCGGCACAAATTGATAGAAGAAATTATTAAACGTAAATTGCCAATTGACATTTATGGCAATGGAAGTTCCAAATACTCATATAATACGGTGAAAGGCGAATTCAACGATGTGGAACCCTATGAAAATTATGCATTCTCAGTTTGCATAGAAAATTACCAAAGTGATCATTATTTTTCCGAAAAAATAATAACACCGCTTTTGCACAATTGCATGCCGGTGTATTACGGCTGCAAAAACATTGACGCATATTTTGACAAGGATGGCGTGATTAAATTGACGGGACACACAGATGATGATGTCAACCAATTGATGGCCATTTTGAAAAATCCTTCCATATATTACAGACGCACATATAATGACAAAAATAAAAAAACGGTAAATTTGATAGAAAATATAGAAAGGTTGTTTTCTTAATGGCCAATGTTGTGGTGCCTTTTTTTAAGCCAGCAATTCTTTCATGTGATTTAATATCCGAATGTATTCGGGGTCTGCATTGGGATTTTTGTCGGGGTGATATTTCTTGCACAATTTCAGCACGCAACTGCGATAGGGTTCATTGGGATACTTCAATTGTAAATCATATAATTCTTTGTTTAAAATCTGATTGCATAGCAATTGTCGTTGGATTCGTTGCTGTTCCTCTTGGATTCGTTGCTGTTCCTCTTGGATTCGTTGCTGTTCCTCTTGGATTCGTCGCTGCTCTTCGGCGCGACGATGCCATTCTTTCACCCGTTGCAACACTTCAGCACGTCGCAGCCTTTGTTCCTCTTGGCGTCTCAATTCTTCATTTTCTTTTCTGCGTTCCAATTCTTTCTTGATTTCATATTCCTTGCGCTCCTGTTCCTTTTTCTTTTTGTATTCCTCTTTGCGCTGCGCTTCATGTTGCTGCATGTCGCGTTCTCTTTGCATTTCTTCATTGCGCTGTCTTTCCATTTCCGTTTGTTCTTCATGCGAGAGCTTCCTCAACCGTTTGTTTGCTTTCCGATCTTCATTGTTTTTTTGTTCCGGTAAACAATGAAACATTTTGCCAATGCGTTCAATATGCAATGTGTTTATATATTTGGAGAAATTTGAAGAATCAATTTTTAGTGTAATAAGCATTTGAAAACAATGAACATGAAAACAATGAACATGAAAACAATGAAAAAATATTTTTTATTGTTTTTTGGGGTTTATATCATTTTTATTGCATTGCTTTTATTGCATTGTTGCTTTTATTGATTTTGTCACATGTCACATAAGCGCAGCGTTAGGCCAGAATCGGCTTTACTTCTTCTTTGCGATGATCTTCTTGGGCGCAGATGCGACAAATGCAGCAGGCGCTGTCACAGTTGATGTTTGAGTTCTTTTAGGAGGACCGGCATCCTCTTCCTCATCGGAGTCTTCCACATCAACCTCATGTGCAGAAGCGCCACCAGTGGATGAAGGCACGTCGTCGTCATCATGCTGAGCCGATGATGCAGATGTCTTGGCAGGTGCAGCAATGCGCTTCTGCTCGTCCTCGTCAAGCACAATGTGGCATCTGCCACGAAGGCTGGCCTTGGGCTTCAGGACTGCCTGAAACAATCGCCAGGTCACGCCGAAAGCGCCTCCTGCAAACCAGAGACCGCCGCAGGTCATGATGAGCGAAACGTCGGAGCCTTTGATGATGATGTCCTTGGGTGTCTTGCCGTCGGAATTGCCGGGGAACAGCGTGTTGTTTTCGGTGTCGTAGATCTCAATGCCCTTCCACTCGCCGTCGTAGAATGGCAGCTTGACCTTGAGCGTGGGGTTCTTGCTGAGATCGGGCTCACCGGTCTGAGGGTTCTTGGAGTAGTAGAGCATGGGCGTGAAGATGGCGCCGACGACTTCGGCAGACATGGCCTTGCCGAACCATTCCTTGGAATTGGCGATGGCATCGCGCTTGATCTTGGCCTCAAACTGCTGCATGTTGGCAAAGAACTTGCTGATTTGTGCGGTCTTGTACTCGTCGCTGGGGAATTGGAGTGCCATGGTGTAGGATTGAATCTCGCCGGTCTTCTTGTCCGTGTTCTCATTCACGCCCCAGGTGAGCATGAGCGGAGTCTGAACATTGAGGACGGAATTGGTTGCAGCATTGAGGATGCCGACGCTTTTGCCGCCGGAATTGTTGATTTTGACTTTTGCGTATTTGGTGTCGGTTTCAACATTGAAATTTACGCCAGAGACGATTTGTTGAGCGGAAGCGGATTCGGATGTGGTGGCCATTGTATTTGTTGTCGTCGGGTGGTTGTTGTTGGTGTGGTGTTGGTTGTTGTTGTTTTGGAACTGCCTACCCTTCCTATGCCCAAACCTTTAAATCAATTTTTTTTTTAATTCGCGGAAAATACTTAAAGAGCGATTGAACGACTAAAATATTAAATATACAAATAATGCATAAACCAATAAACCAACGAGCCAATGGACCCGAAATTGTATGGAGTGATGTCGCCATCACAGATGAATAAAGTGTTGCCGAACGGAATGTCGCAATCACAAATGGATAAGGCATTGGCGATGAGCGGAATGTCGGGTAAATTAATGGGGATGCTTGCGGCAAACCCACCAACATTTCAAGAAGCAAAAGAAGTGAAATCAATGATTGATAAGCAATTCAGACGGGTTAAGGGGGAAACTGTTCGCGATATTGCTGAGGTCACTATAGACCATGCAAGGGTTGTGTTCCAAATGGGGGGGTACTCCCATGCTCCAACAATAAAGGGAATTAATGTTTGTTTTGCATACGATGACATGCCGTTTGAAATCACTCTAGATTCACAGTCGGCAGACACAAAATCCGCTTTCAGAAATGTAAGTTTGAATGATGATGTTGGCGCCATTTGCACTTTATATGATTTATATAAATACCATAGTGGTTCATTTGATGCAACTGCTGCGAATCCCGCACGATGGCGGGATGCGGCGGCAGCGGCTGCAGCAGCTCCTAATGCGTGGGTCTACAGTCGGGATGAAACGCACAGAACGGGTGTAATGCAAGCATTGAAATTGAGTAGCGACAACGGCACATTAAAAATGAAATCAACTGATATGAATAGTTTGGCACGAGTCATTGATGCATCCCATCTTGATGTTAAACAATTGTATGATGAAAAGAAATGGGATGAAATGTTTGCAATTCAAAAAAAGGCTCGTGAACTTTTTCCGAAAATGTGGGTTTCGAAAATAGGGTTTTTTCCGACAGGGGGGAAACATAATCGTCGCCGTGTATCCCGTAAAAAATACATGAACAAACACCGATCCGCTTCACGTAAACATAGAAATCGCAAATAAATGATTTATGGATTTATCGTTTTGTATTTTTCCACTTCAACAGTTGAACCCAAAATGATTGGCGTTTTTTGATGAACCTCAGTTGGCACAATGTTCAATATTCGTTCCGCGCTATTATTACCGACAATGGATTGACCACCAGCCTCTTCAATGAGTTTTGACATGGGACCGCATTCGTAGATCAATCTTAATTTTCCGTATTGATTTTTATTGTCCGCGGGATAACAAAACACGCCTCCATACAACAATGTGCGATGAACATCTGCAACCATTGATCCAATGTATCGTTGCGTGTATTTTGTGTTTTTCACCTTGTATTGCAAAATGAACTGTTTCATGTCGTCAAACCAATTTTCATAATTGGATTCATTGATTGAGTAAATTTTTTTACTATTGACCGGAATGCGTATTGCGCCAGTGTACACATAATCTTCCATTTTTCGGTCCAATGTAAACTTGTGCACGCCATTATTGTTGCCCTGAGTTAATACGAATTCAGTCACTGGTCCATAAAGCACATATCCTGCGCACACCATGTCATCTCCTTTGATCAAATGCCCATTGTGCGCGTCCTCATAAATTGAAAAGATGGTTCCAATGCTGCAATTGCAATCTATGTTGGATGATCCGTCCAGTGGATCAAACGCAACAATGTATTTGCTGTTATTGAAGTCTTTGTCCAAAATAATGGGTTCTTCGTTTTCTTCAGACAACAACACCGAACAATGGTTTGTGTCAGTCAATGCATTTATCATTATGTCATTCGCAATGACATCTAATTTTTTTTGAACATCACCGGATGCATTGACATGATCAATTGCACCCAGTGAATTTTCAAATGAAGCACGACTTATTTTATTTTCAATTAAAATAGAACAATCTTTTATTGCTATTAAAATTTTACAAAGTTTTTCATTTGATTTAGGTGTGATGAAATGAGAGAAATTCATGTGGGTTGTGTCTATTGTGTGCGTTGTGTTTGTAAATTCATATTTTAATTTTATATTTATTTATTCATAATTAATAATATAAATATATCATCATAATCAAACAATAAACCCATGAATTCAAACACGTGCATTGAGATTGCACCTATTGCAAATGTGAACCCGAACCCAAATCCTTCAACCACGGCCACTGTGACGTCAAACAATGATTGGTGTGAAGATGATTTTTTTGCAATGAATTGAACAAATCATAGTGAATTGATTATAAACATTTGATAACATGCATGTCATCAAATGTTTTGTTTTGTGTATTGGTTTGTGTTTGCTGTTCAAACCAGGCCATTGGCCACGTGGGATTTGAGCAGAGACACGGCACACTCCTTGTTGGCACCATCCGTGACAAACTTGGTCTTCTTGGATGAGAGAATTGCCGAAATGATTTGCTCAATTTGCACGAACATGTCGGCATCGGCTTCGCTTGCACCGACAGCCTTTTTCAAAGATACAACCAGATCACGCAGACGTGCCACCTCAGCCTTCAGGCCGCTAAACGTGGTTTGTCCCGAGGCGTAGCGCTGGGTCAGGTCTTTCAGGTTAAGGAAGTCCTGTGAATACGAATTGGATTCGGTGCGCAGCACGTTCTTGTATTTCTCATAGTGCGCCAAAAACGCCTGGGCCAGGTCGCGCGTGTCGTACACGGTGGCATTGCGTGCCCGGGCCAGAATGTCCATCATCGCCGTCTTGTGTTCGTCGCTGACCAGTTTGGAAATGTGGTCCGAAAGTGCGGCAAAGTTGGCGTTGGTTGAATCCAACGTTTGCAAAAACAGAGGCTTGATCAGGTCCAGCTTGTGCAAATAGAGTGAATCCGCATTCATCTGGGCGTAGTGAGCGATGATGCTGGCATTGGTCTGAAGGATGCTGGCCTGCAGTTTGAGCAGCAGTTTTGCCTCTTCATCCTGCTTCATCATGAAATTGTCCAAATCTGTTTGAGAGACATGTACATTTCTTTTATTTTGATCAATTTCTCTCTTCTGAAGAGTTTGGGTTTCATGAATGATGGAAACAATCCGGGTGTGCATGTTGTTGACGTTGCCAATGACATCGTCTTTGGAAGTTGCAACGGGTGCAACCACAGGTGCAACCACAGGCGCAGCAACCGGGGCAACAACGGGAACAGGTGCAACCACAGGTGCAACCACAGGCGCAGCAACCGGGGCAACAACGGAAACAGGTGCAACCACAGGTGCAACCACAGGCGCAGCAACCGGGGCAACAACGGAAACAGGTGCAACCACAACCTTGGTAGGCGCAGCAACCGGGGCAACAACGGAAACAGGTGCAACCACAGGCGCAGCAACCGGGGCAACAACGGAAACAGGTGCAACCACAGGTGCAGCAACCGGGGCAACAACGGAAACAGGTGCAACCACAACCTTGGTAGGCGCAGCAACCGGGGCAACAACGGGAACAGTAACATTCATGGGGGTGTATCTGCAAAAAACTCGGTTGTGATTGTTATTGTCACTTGTCCACAACCACTCAGCATCACCTGGAATGTTTGGGCGAGAACCACCGCCGACTGATCTCCAAATGTTGTTATCCTGGTTTCTGCTAAAACTAACAGCTCTCGGCCATGCAGAGTCATCAAATGAGTTTTCATTCCAGTTGGAGAATTTGCTGGTTGTGCATTTCCAGTCAGCTGGTTTGGTCACCTTTCCATTGAACACGCCAATGAATGCGGCAGGGCCACCTTGATCAACACCATCAATTGCAATTACATCTCCTGCTTTCACAATTGGAGAGAAATTGTAAGTCGTTGTCCAACTGCTTCCTTTGCCAATCTTTTTTCCACCAATGTACAAATCAAATTCATTGTCACATGTCATAAAAATGGGGAAAGAGTCTAAAGCAGGGGTTGGTGCAACGGCAGAAACCTTGATTTCAAATTTAGGAGCAGGAGCTGGTGCAGGTTTGGGAGTGGCCTTGGGAGTAGGTGCAGGAGTGGCCTTAGGAGTGGCCTTGGGAGTGGCCTTAGGAGTAGGTGCAGGAGCGGCCTTAGGAGTGGCCTTAGGAGTAGGTGCAGGAGCGGCCTTAGGAGTGGCCTTGGGAGTAGGTGCAGGAGTGGCCTTGGGAGTAGGAGCAACAACTTTGACAGCAGCCTTAACCGCAATAGGAACAGAAACCACTGGGAGTGCAGGCTTAACAATCTTTGGTGCGGCAACCATGATTGCAATTTTTGGAGTAGCGATCACAGCCTTTTGCGGAGATTTCTTAGGCATAAGAAACATTGACACCAACAAATTACGTCCTTCATTATGTTCTGGAATGGCATAATTAACAGCATTGGAACTGTGTTCAGCGGTGGAACTGTGTGAACTGTGTTCAGCATTGGCATAATGCCGATGATGATTTTCATGAGTGTGAGTGTGATTAGTTTGAGGATCAGATGCAAGTGGAATGCCGGCTGTCATGGACAGCGTGCACAATAGCAGCAGACACGGAACAAGCTTCATTTTAGGCGGAATGGGTTATGTATTGTAATAATAAAAAAAGTTTAAGTTGTTTGGTGATATATTTATGGGTTTCTTAATGTGGTTCAATGTTCAATCATTGATGAAAAGATATAAAAAAATATACATAGTATAATAAAATACACAATCTTCATCACAGGATAATTTGCATTTAAATTCATCCATTACATGCAGCCACAGCCGCAGCCACAGCCACAGCAACCATCGCAGTATGACATCATTTCCAACAATATCAATGTCACAGTCAACCCTTACATCAACAACGAGAACATCAATGGGGTGATGTACAACTATCTAAATCATTACAATGAAATCATTGATGATTGTGACATCATCAAATTGAATATGAACACAAAAGCTAAAAAACGGATTTGCAAAAAGAAAGAAACCGATGCAGAGACCATGCGGATTCCCGCATATGCGGATCATGATGTTTTCATGCAGCACGAATACAAGGTACAAGAACTTAAGGAAATATGCAAGCATCACGGCATCAAATGCGGCGGGACCAAGCAAGAACTAAAGTCACGGATACACACTCATTTGATTCAGTCGCATTTTATATCGCGCATTCAACGCCTGGTTCGTAGAAGTTTCTGCAGAATGCACGCGCGCATAAGCGGACCAGCATATCATGATCGTTCGCTGTGCGTGAATGACACCGATTTTTACAGCATGGAATCAGTGAGCGACATTCCGCGCAATCAATTCATAAGTGTCAAGGATGATAGTGGGGTTGTGTACGGGTTTGACATGGTGTCGCTGAACACATATTACATGTCTGAATTAAAGAATGGAAACGTTAAGCATGATGTGCCCCTTTCTAACCCCTACAATCGCATGCCGCTTCCTTTTACCATTCGCAGCCAAATGCTCCGAAAGATTTGTTTGACCCGCATTCTTGGTGTCAAATGCACTATTGAGACGGAGCCCGAACCCGTGCAGTCCGTGCAGCAACAAGATGACCAGTTGTTGTTTTTGGTGTTTCAACAAATCAACTCGCACGGGCACTACGCTGATTCAGCGTGGTTTGGAGAGCTGAATGGTACACAAATCATGCGATTCATGCGCGAGCTGGCCGACATTTGGAACTACCGGGCGCAGATCATGACACACGTGAAACAAGAGATTTGTCCGCCGAATGGTGACCCGTTTCGTTACGTGGATTTGAGGATGGACAGTTACTCGCACCCTGAAGCCATTAAGCACGCGGGAATTCAAATCATGAACACGCTGGTGACGTCGGGCAACGTTCGGGACAGCCGGGGGTTGGGTGCTTATTATGTGTTGTCGGCTCTTACTTTAGTGAGCCAATCCGCACGAAATGCCATGCCGTGGTTGTATGAATCGGTCATGTATGTGGCTCCCAATTAATGTTTTGCAACATTTGCAACATTTGCAAAACATTTAGCGCATTTCACATTTTAGTGCATTGAAATGCTCTGATAAAGATATTATTCGTAAAAAAGCTTAAAAAGACATCTCTATAGAGGGTATAACCAACCAACACAATGGCTAAGACGACAAAGACCTCCGCTTCGGCACCTACTCCCCTTCCTCCTGCGCTCATCATTGGCGCTCCTGCTCCTGCCTCGGCTTCTCCCGCCCCTGTCGCTGCACCTGTCAAGGTCGCGAAGGCTCCCAAGGAGCCCAAGGCTCTCAAGGCGTCTGCCACTCCTGCTCCCGTTGTCGCCGCCCCCTCCAGTGATGCCCCTGCTTCCGTTGACGCTTCCACCGAAGTTGTTGCTCCCTCCACTGAGTCCGTCATTGCTTCTCAGTTTGCTTCCATTTCTTCCAAGTTGCAGCAGGTGGTTGCTTTTGCTGCCACCCTCCGTTCCGAGCTCCGCGCCCTTGAGCGCCATGCCGTGAAGGAGATTCGCACCGCTCAGAAGGCCAGCGCCAAGAAGCGTCGCAAGGTCGGCAACCGCGCGCCCTCCGGCTTTGTAAAGCCCACCCTCATTTCCAAGGAGCTGTCCGAGTTTCTCGGCAAGAGCGACGGTTCCGAGATGGCCAGGACCGAGGTCACTCGCGAGATCAATGCCTACATCCGCAACAACAACCTGCAGGACAAGGAGAACGGTCGTCGCATCAACCCCGATTCCAAGCTGAAGTCCCTGCTTAAGTTGAAGAAGGGCGAGGAGCTCACTTACTTCAACCTGCAGCGCTACATGTCCCCTCATTTTGCCACTGCCGCAAAGTCTGCCGCTGCCGCTGCTGTTGTTGCCGCCCTTGTTTAAGGCACTAAAAACCAAATGCACTAAAAACCAAATGCACTAAAAACCAAATGCACTAAAAACCAAATGCACTAAAAACCAAATGCACTAACTAATAAAACGACAAAATAAAAACACATGCTTTTATTTTATTAATTGTTTCAATGCTAATTGCAATATTCATTTTGCATCGCCAATTTCAGATTGTGTCTGAGAATTTTTTCCACACTTCAAAAAAATTATGGATGCATGGACCCCACCCTCCACCTTCAACATAGACTCTAATGAAATTGTTTTTTATCAACACATCATCAATATATGTTTTGTGCGAAAGTTCATAATAATCATTTTCCATTATGATTAAATTTATGTTATTTAATATATCAGGCATATCCATTAAAATGTAATAAAAAGCACCTTCACAATCCAACACCAATGTATCAAATTCAATGTCATATTTGGTTTTTAAATTTTCCAATGTGATGGTGTTAACCCATTTGTATCCTTCTATTAAAGATTCGCTTGGTATGGTGTCCCACTCCAGTTGAATTAATTTTCTATTTGACAACGCAGAAGATTCTATGTGAAATTTCAAATTATTCAAATCTCTATTTTCTGTCAGTTGGTTTGCTATTTCTGGGTCGCATTCCAACGTCACTAAATTTGCATCATTTTTCAAAATAGATGCAATCACCATTGAGTTTCTTCCTAAATTTCCGCCTATTTCTAATACTTTTTCATTTCCAGTTAAATATCTAATCGACATTTTTTGTTCTGGCATTTCTTCATTTAAACCACCATACTGAAGTTGAGTTTTTGCGCGTGAAACATGACACTGATGATGCTTCATTTGCAATTTAGAATGAATGGTTGACAATCTGTCATTGATGTCAATGCTGATGTAATGTTCGTTCGTAGTAGTTATTGTGTTATCCACTAAGTTTATTTTTATATTTGTGAATTCATCATATGCAGTGACATTGTCATCGTCAGTTACAATGATTATGAATTTATGAACGCCGTCCAAAGGATCGGTGAAATAAACTGATCTGGTTGCATCTCCTGAAGGAATTTCAATTGCATCATTGCATGTTAATCTTTGAAGGCAAACATTTGTGACATCAATGTTATCATTCGCAATGCCATAATAAATTTTCATAGTTAATGTATATTTATCAGTCATACAAAAAACACAGGAGTTCAAACGTAGTCGCGCAGAACAATGTTAGGTTTGCATGGGAATAGTTTTAAGATTGTCATCATCGGCGGGGCAGGGCTTCATCTCTTGTTCAAACCGGAAACAATTGTGCGCCTTATCCCTATAGTTGAAATAGGATTCGTTATCCTGCGTGGGATAAACGACGACGACCCGCTGTTTAGGGAGAGAAATGTAGATGTAAAACACCCCAATTGCGAAACTGAGGATGAATGCCGGCCATGAAATGTGGTTCAGAACAGACATGATGACGCGATAGAATAATCACATATTATATTTTTCACTTGGATTTATCCATCTTGGGTCTGGTCTTCTCTCTGTCCTTTTTTCCGTATTTGGTGGTGGGCACGCCATTATCCACAATGAATTCAATGAGCTCGTCCTTGCCGGTTTCGGGATCATCCAGGTTCGCCACTTCATACACGTCGCCCGTGATTCTCTCCTGGTCCTTGGTCCAGTTAAAAATGTAAGTGGCGAGATGATCTTTGCGCTTGCGCGCCAGCCGTTCGCGCAGTTGTCGGTTTCGCGCCTCCACCGTGATGCTCGGCACGTCAATCTCAAACTCCAGCTGCTCCAATGTGTAAGGTTTCTGCACTAAACGGAACATGTCATTCCCTAACCCATGATCGTGTTCCATGGCAGAATACACGTATTTTGTTTCCATTAGTTTATTATTTAGCGGCTCAATCTTTCCAATGTAATGCGCCACCGCGTCTCTGATAAAAGAAGCCGTGTTTGAATCTGCACCCATTTTTACCATCTCCTTAAATTCCTGGACAGCCGCATAAAACTCGGCAGTGAGCGCCTCCGCTTCTTCGCGGCGTTCTGGATTACGCACCACGTCTAAATACTTTTGCCGAAACCCGCCGTACAGGTCCAGCGCCTGGTCTAAAGCCGCACGATCCGTTTCAAACTTGCGCAGCGCTTCCTCTTCGGTGGTGTAATTAAACAGCAAATCCAGTTTGGTTTTGATAATGTGATCCTTCAGCACGTCGGCGTTGTGCAGCGACGCATTTGCCAACTCCTCTAAACTCATGAATTTCCCTTTCACGATCTCAATGCGGAGGGAACAGGGTTGCGACCGGTTGCCGCACTGCGCGCGCAGCATGCCGTCCTCATTCGTGAAATGGG